TACCTTTGTCGGTGGTAATAATGGTCTTATAGCTAAGTGGTATGATCAAAGTGGAAACTCAAATGACGGTGTTCAGACAAATAGTAGTTTACAACCCCATATTGTAGCAAGTGGTACTATCAGAACATATGGAGGAATTCCTGCTGTTGTTCAAGATGCAACCATAGGTAATCCAAGTAATCAGTTTTTAGATGTTTCTGCAATTAATGCAGTGCATAACTTCATTGTCTTTCAACAACCTGCTGCTGGTGGGGGAAGAGCCTATTATGCAGAATCAGCAACTAAAGCATTGAAACTTGATGGATTTAGAATTGATTATGAGGATGGAGTCAATCCACGTATAGATGGTGTTACTAATATTAGAACTGATTATGTATTAAGTGAGGTTAAATCATTGAGTGGAACTGTAACAAGTATAATTAATGGTTCAACAGATGCAAGTGGTACGGCAAATACATTAAGTGTTGAGGCACTTATGGGTTACCCAACCTCAGGAGGTGGTATCATTGCTCTAATGCAAGAGATGATATTCTTTTCTGCAGATAAGTCTTCTGATGCAACAGCTATATCTACAGACATTAACACATACTATTCAATTTATCCATAATGCATTTATATTACGAATATCCAAACTCAGGTTCAGCCTTAACAGCATCAGCAGATGTTTATGACCTAAACGCTCCTCCGAGAGACCAAAGAACAACTTTGTATGCCTATAGTGTATTCCCTCATACAGGAAGCACAGATCCAAGATGTGTTGTTCAATATCAAGATGAAATTCAATCATTTATAACTGGTTCGGTATTTGATGGAGTAACTTCTTACACTGAAGCTGAAGCTATAGCAGCTGGATTTGATGTTGGTAATGAAGAAAGCGAAGATTTAGCTAGATAAAATTGTATATTTGAGTTATAATATTATGTACCGAGTTAATAACCTAGATTAAACTACATCTGCCATATTTATAATAAAATCTCATAGACTATGGCAGTTAACATTCCTATATGGCCAGGATCATCATCCTTCTTCCCAGGATCTGGACAAACACCTTTTGCATTCTATGACACTGATGTGGATTTCGCAGCAGAAGCTGATCAGGTAGCTGATTGGTGTGCAAAGCGTTTAGGATATCCAATTGTTGATGTGGAATTGCAAGACATTAATTTTTATGCTGCGTTTGAGGAAGCAGTATCAGAATATGGTACTCAGGTCAACATGTACAATGCCCGTGACAACATGATCAATGTGTATGGTTCAAGTACTACCGGCGGCTCACTTACAGGCCAGGCAATTCAGCCTACAATGACCGCATTAACGGATCTGGGACAGGCATATGGTCAGGCAGCAGGTTTAGGAGGAAATTACACATATTATACAGGTTCCATAACAATACAATCAGGTCAACAGATATATGATCTCACAGATTCCAATCTGGTTTCATTTGAGAGCGGCTCACCAGGTGTTGATGCCATTGAAATACGACGTATATATCATGAAGCGCCACCTGCCATTGTGAGATACTTTGATCCATTCATAGGAACTGGCTTAGGATCACAGCAATTGTTAGCAGAATTTGGATATGGAAATTATTCACCTGGCGTATCATTCATGATGATGCCTATCTATTATGATGTGCTCAGATTACAAGCCATTGAATTCAATGATCAGATTAGAAAATCAGCTTTCAGTTTTGAGCTCAGCGGTAACAGAATCAGATTCTTCCCTATACCAAATGGCAGCAACTTCACAAAAGTTCATTTTGACTATTATCTAAAATCAGAAATTAATAATCCATTGAACAACCCAACAGCCGGCGGTGCTAGCGGAGGAAATAGTGGAGGCGGAGGTAATGCAGTATCAGATCTATCTAACATTCCGTATGACAATGTGACATATGCAGATCTGAATGACATTAGCAAACAATGGATTCGTCGATATACATTGGCATGTGCAAAAGAAATGTTAGGTTTTATCAGAGGTAAGTATAGTAGCATACCAATTCCAAATGCAGATATTACTTTGAATGGAGCAGACCTTCTGTCACAAGGCCAGTCTGAAAAAGATTCGCTGATAAACGAATTGACACAGATGTTAGATAGTTTATCACGTCAGGCTCAATTGGAACGAAAAGCAGCGGAAGCGTCGGCACTGTCGTCTCAATTCAATGCAATACCTTTAAAAATTTACATAGGATAAAGCATGGCATTATTTGGATCTGCTCGAGATGCATCTTTGGTACGGCACCTGAACAGGGAACTCATCAATGAACTTATTGACATGGAGATAGGTTTTTATAAACTAAGTCCTCATGATAGCAGAGTTAACATTTATGATGAGACCGAAAATAAAATATATTTTCAGCGACTAGCTATTAATTGTCTTATACGCAAAGATGATAAATCATATGTCGCTGATGAAGTAGGTTATGATCAGACTAGATCTGGAGAATTTGCATTTTATCGAGATGACCTTGTAGATAAAAACATCATAGTTGAAGAAGGTGATATCATAGAGTATGATAATGAATTTTATGAAGTGAATGGTGTCAGTTCTTCTCAATATTTTGGTGGCCGAAATCCAAGTACCGATTTAGGTTATGTACGTAATCAAAGAGGAGAATTTGGTAAATCAATAGCTGTTATAGCAACTGCACATGTTGTGAGACGAAATAGATTAAACATACAGGAAGTTAGATCGGGTATAAATCGATCTTCTGATATACCAAGGAATTTATAATGGCTAAAAAAGAACTACGCAAAAGCATATCAACATTCACTGATAATCCAATTCAACGCAGAGTTGACCAGATTCGTCGAGATGATGACACTGTAAAAACACCTAAGATTACTATTGAGGATATTGATTTTGCCATGATGAGTTACATGCGTGATGTGATACATCCGACGGTGTTAGAAAATGAATCAATAATAGATGTGCCAATCATGTATGCAAACGGAGAAACATTTGCTCAGGTGCAAACCAAAGGATTCATGCGAGATGCCAACGGTAAAATCATGACACCTTTGATCACGTTGACACGTAGTAGTATAACTGAACGTGATACATTGAAGACATTAGGTGTGAATCAGAATCCTGAAGGTAACGATTTTGTGTTCAGAACTAAATATACCAATGTAAATAGATATGATAGATTTTCGACACAAACTAATAAACAACCTCTCAGTGAGTATTATGTAGTACCTGTTCCAGAGTTCATAGATGTGTCATATGAAATGGTGTTATGGACTACATATACAACACAAATGAATTCATTGATTGAACAGATAATGCCTCTTAATGGCTTTGCGTGGGGTACAACATACAAATTTCCAGTGTTCATAGGCGATTATTCTTTTGAGGTTACTAATACAGGGACTGATGATAGATTGGTACGTGCGAGAATACCGTTTACTACCAAAGGTACATTGTTAATGCCATTTGAACTCAGAACTAGCAATGTGCAAAAAAGATATTCAATAAAGACAGTTAAGTTCACAGAGGGCGACGATATAGAAACTGGTTTTATTAACTTGTGATACATATTTATATGAAAATTAGGTTATGGCAGACACAATAAAATTTACAGAAGAAGAAATCAAAAACATTCAGGAAATCAGAGAAGGATTCGATCGTAAAGTAACTGAATTTGGATATGTTTATTTGGAACACAAAACTACCAGAGACAGATTAGAATCAATTGCTATTGAAGAAGAACGCCTCAACAAAGAATATCAGGAATTGTTAGAAAAAGAACAAGAATTAGTAAAACAGCTCAATGAAAAATATGGTACCGGAACAGTCGATCTATCAAATGGTGAATTTAAGCCTGTTGAATAAGGTTTGGGAGTTTCGGTCGATATTTATAAAAAAATAAATCAAAGGAATATATAAATGGCCGAAAAGATTATATCACCCGGTGTTTTTACCAATGAAATTGATCAGTCGTTCTTACCAGCGGCAGTTCAAGCTATTGGTGCAGCAGTTGTAGGTCCTACACAGAAAGGGCCGGCTCTGGTACCAACCAGAGTATCATCATATTCAGAGTATTTAGCAAAATTTGGTGGAGACTTTTCATCAGGTTCTGGCGCATCTGAAGATTCTTACAAGTATTTAACAAATTATTCAGTTCAGGAATATCTGAAGTATGCTGACACATTAACAGTTGTGAGAATTTTGGCAGGTGATTATGGTCCAGCTTCGGCTCAAGTATCATCATCTGGTACTCCGACTGCAGCTCGTGCAGCGTCAGGATCATTCACTCCATTAATAGAACCGAGAGATTTCACTGATGGTGATGAGGAAATTGATACGATCAGATTAAGAGTTACAGATGATCTTAATTATTATTTTACAACTGCGTCTGCTAACGGAGGCCGTCCAGGAGTTAATAACTTTTTATATCATGACACTAATGGTAAATTTTCTGAACTAGTTAAGTTTATCAATAACAGTGCTTCTGCATACTTTTCTGCATCCACAGATGGTACAGATTTGACATTGACAGCAGTACAGGCGGGTACAGTAGGTAATTCATATGCATTTGCTACCGGCTCATTCTTTAATATGATAGCTGAAGTAGCTCCTACCGGAAGTGGTAATCAATTCCTAGGAGGAGGGACAGCTGCTATAGGAAATCCAGCTCAGGCATTCAAATTATATACATTGGCTGACGGTGAAGATCAGAACAGCGTCTCCACAGAAGGGGCAAATGGTTTATTACCATCAGGTTCCAGAAACAACATCAGATGGGAAGTATCAAATGTGAACAATGCCAAAGGTACATTCACATTACTAATTAGAAGAGGTGATGATACTAATCGTAGAAAGACTATATTGGAACAATATAATAATCTTACATTAGATCCTACCACTCCAAATTACATTGCCAGAGCAATTGGAGATCAGGTACAGACACTAAGAGATGCTGGTGGTACAGACCCATTCCTTCAGTTGTCAGGATCTTTCCCGAATCGTTCCAGATACGTGAGAGTAGAAGTACAATCCACGACATACAATTATCTAGATGCCAATGGTGATCTGAGAGATGCTAACTTATCATCTTCATTACCTCAAGCAGGTTCAGGATCATTCTCAGGAGGATCGGATGGTAATGTACAACATCCAAGAGCATTTTATGATGCTATCAGTAACACAAATACTCAAGGATTCAATTTAGGTGTTGGCAGTCAAGGTAAGACATCATATATAGATGCTATCAGATTATTGAAAAATCAAGATGAATATGATATCAATCTTATAACTTTACCTGGACTAGTAGATAACTTCACTAATCACGCTGAAGTTCTTACAGAAGCACTCAACATGTGTGAAAGCAGAGCAGATGCATTCCTAGTATATGATCCAGTAGAATATGGGGCAAGTATATCATCGGCCACTGCAAAAGCAGAAGCTCGTGATACAAATTATGCTTCAGTTTATTGGCCATGGGTAAAAATTCCAGACATCGATCTTGGTAGAAACGTTTGGGTACCAGCTTCCACATTGATTCCATCAGTATATGCATTCAATGACAGAGTTGCAGCCCCATGGTTTGCTCCTGCAGGTTTGAACAGAGGTGGAATTGACATTGCTGTTTTAACTGAGCGTAAATTGACTAAAGCAAACAGAGATACATTGTATGATGCATCAGTTAATCCAATCGCAACCTTCCCTAATACGGGAGTAACAGTATTTGGCCAGAAGACGTTGCAGAAGAAAGCATCAGCTCTAGACAGAGTGAATGTGAGAAGATTGTTAATCGCAGCTAAGAAGTTCATCGCATCGACTACCAAGTTCTTAGTATTTGAACAAAATACGGCAGCGACTCGTAACAGATTCTTAGGTATTGCAAATCCATACTTCGAAGATGTGCAACAGCGTCAAGGTTTATATGCATTCCGAGTTGTAATGGACGAATCGAATAACGGTCCAGATGTAGTTGATCGTAACGAAATGAGAGGTCAGATATTCCTTCAGCCTGCTAAGACTGCGGAATTCATTATAATTGACTTCAACATATTACCAACCGGAGCAGAGTTTCCAGAATAAAATCTGAAAACAGGATATTTATATAAAAGGATATAGAGAATGGCAGAATTATTAGATCCCACCGAGATATTTTATACGGCATATGAGCCTAAAATGTCTAACAGGTTCATCATGTACATTGAGGGTATTCCATCATACCTGATCAGAACGGCTAACAGACCTTCAATTGATCAAGGTGAGGTGATTTTGGATCACATCAATGTTGAGCGAAAGCTTAAAGGAAAATCCAGATGGCAAGATGTAACCATTACATTATATGACCCAGTAGTACCATCAGGAGCTCAGGCTGTAATGGAGTGGGTACGATTGCATCATGAGTCAGTGACAGGTAGAGATGGATATTCAGACTTTTATAAGAAGGACATCACTTTCAATGCCTTAGGACCAGTAGGTGACAAAGTAGAAGAATGGACATTGAAAGGTGCATTCATTTCATCTGCCACCTTTGGAGATTTTGATTGGTCAGCTGAAGATCCAATTGAAATTGAATTGACTTTGAAATATGATTACGCTATCTTACAATTCTAAGATTGCCATACATCCAAAATTGTGAAAGGGTCTCTTCGGAGACCTTTTTCATTTTATATGAGTTGCATATTTATTATTGAACAAGTTTTAAACAGGAGTATAAATGTCACAAAGTCTCAATCCTAATTATCAGGACAAGAAAAAAGCATCAAAACCAATGTCGGACGCAGAAATGATTGCCGCAGCAACTGCTCAACATGAACAGCAGTCAGCAGAATCTGCTAAAATAACAGTTCCGAGTGAAATTGTAGAACTGCCATCGAAAGGAGTATTGTATCCAGATGGGCATCCACTGAAAGCTGGAACTATTGAAATGAAATATATGACAGCACGTGAAGAGGATATTCTGACAAATCAGAGTTACATCAAAAATGGTGTTGTGTTAGATAAATTGTTTCAGGCACTGATATTAACCAAGTTTGATTACAATGATCTATTGCTTTGTGACAAGAATGCCATTATGATTGCTGCGAGAGTATTAGGCTATGGTAAAGATTATCCTGTAACTGTAACAAGCCCATATACGGGCGAAGACGTGGATTATACGGTGGATTTGACTACAATCGGCGAACGAGAGATTGATTGGTCCAAATTGGAAAATGGTAAAAATGAATTTGAATTTGAATTACCAGCCAGTAAGCGTAAAGTCACATTCTCATTATTGACACATGGTATACAGAAGAAGATTGACGCTGAACAGAGAGCAATCAAAAAACTCAAGAAAGATGCTAGTTTGACAACCATGTTGAAATACGTGATCACATCAATCGATGGCGATTCATCAGATGGCGCTATCAGAAAATTTGTTGATAGAGAGTTGTTTGCCATTGATTCCAGAGCATTGCGAAAGCATATCAAATCAGTAACACCAGATCTAGATCTAGTAATAGAAGTGCCGGATGGAGAGTCCGGCGATACCTTTCGAAGTTCAATTAACATTGGATTGGACTTTTTTTGGCCTGACACCGAAATATAAATTACAGAAGGAAGATCAGATTCATGATCTGATATTTCATTCCAAAGGTGCTTTCACATATTCTGACGTAATGGACATGCCAGTATTCATACGTCAGTTTCACATCAAGAAACTATCAAGTTACTTCAAAAAACAGCAGGAGGAACATGATAAACAGATGAGAAAATTGAAAACTAACAACAGGCCAAGAAAACGTTAAAATCATATCATAACATATTTATACAAAAAGCTGCTATGAATAAGTTAGAAAAACAAATGCAGGAAAACATTACCTTGAATGAAGGATTGCTGTCAAGAATAGCAAAACTTTTTATCAGAGGAAAAGTGAAAAGGCAATACAAAAAGGCTTATGATATTGCAAAGGATGATCCTAAGCTGCAGGCAGCACTCGCAGATATGGAAAATTATCATGAAAGACTCAATGACATTATAAAATCATTGTGCAAAAGAAATCCTGATCATCCTAAATGTAAATAATAAATGGCCGGCCAAGATCAGATAAAATTTCAGAAACAACTTAATGACCTTGTAAAGGCCGGTAAGTTATCTGTAACTGAATATACACAGATACAAGCTGATCTGAACAGAATGACTGATGAACAGGTGCAGGCAACACGGCGAATGGTCGCAGAAATGACCAAAGCTTTAGCTGTTGCAGAGAAACGTCAGGCAGTTGAGCAGAAAATCAGTGATCTGGAAAGTCAGCAAATTGATCTGGCTTCAAAAATACAAGCTGGATTAAAAGGTAACATCAAAAGTTTGATGGGTGTTCATAAAACATCTAAAGACATTACCAATCAGTACATAGCTCAGTTAGACAAGGCTGTGAAATTAGGCACGATGAGCAAATCGACTGCAGAAGGTTTGAAGAAACAAGCCATTGAGTCTGCCAAGCTTGCAAAAAATGTAGACAGGATTGCCAGTTCTCCATTAGGAACGGTGTTTGATAAAGCACAAGATGCTGTTAGTAGATTAAATTTAGGTAGTGAAGAGTTAAATAATCAGTTATCAATGGCAGTAACAGCCGGTTTTTCAGCAATGGCTCGATCAATGCAGCAAGGTGTAGGCCTTATGGGGTCATTGAGAGCAGGTATGATAGCATTTAATGGAGCTGTCATGGCCAATCCAATGCTGTTGGTCGGTCTAGCAATTGCAGCAGCTGCTGCAGCATTGACTGGGCTATTGAAACTTGCTGTCAACCATGAAGAATCTGCGAGGAATCTAGCAGAAGAAACAGGATTAAACGTTGCTCAGACAAAGCAGATGGTAATTGAGTCTCAGAATGTTGCCAATCAATTAGGTAATCAGTTAGTAGCATCTGAAGACATATTGGAAGTGCAGACTGCTATGATTGCTAATATGGGTAATGTGGGCATGTTGTCAGCAGAAGCCGCAGCCGAAACGGCGGAGATAGGCATTGCATTTGGTTATGGTGCTGAACAGGCCGGCCGAATGAATAGCACTTTAATGAGCATGGGCGTGGCATCCACTGATCTTGTGGATACGCAAAGAGAGTTTGCAGCTGACATAACCAAATCAGGAGCTAATGTTGATCAGGTCTTTGATGACATAACCAGTAACACTGCTGTGGTTTCAAAATACTTTTCAGGTAACACCGAAGAATTGAAGCGAGCTGCAATACAGGCTAACAAGTTGGGAATGTCCATTGCTGATATGGCTGGTGTAGCTGAGCAGTTATTAGATTTTGAAAACTCTTTGGCAGCTCAATTTGAATTCCAGGCATTGACAGGCAAGAACATTAACTTTGATCTGGCTAGACAATTGGCATTGCAAGGAGACATAGCAGGTGCTACTCAGGAAGTGCTGAATCAGGTTGGTTCCATACATGAATTCAATCAATTGGACTTCATGGCCAAACAGAAATTAGCTGAAGCGACGGGTATGTCAGTTGAACAGCTAGGCAAATCATTAGCATTGCAAGAAAAATTACCTGGCATGACAGAGGCCCAGGCAGCAGCTGCTGAGCGATTAGGATTATCTCAGGCAGAGATCATGAACATGTCAGCGACAGAACTTCAGACAAGGTTGGAGCAGGAACAGGCTGCAATGAAAATGCAGAAAGAAATGCAGAAAATGCAGCAACAGTTAGGTATGGCTTTATTACCATTAGCAGAAGCATTCATGGAAGTTTTCTCAGCATTATCACCAATACTCAAAGTGATTGGTTTCGCTTTCAAAGTGATAATGTTTCCGGTTAACATGATACTGAAAGGCGTGTCAGCAATATATGATTTCATTGAAAAGTCCAAAGCAGCAACAATTGCTTTTGGTTCTGCTTTCTTGATATTATTAGGTTTCCAACAGAGGAGTTTGATAACAACTACAGCTATAGCTGCCATGGAGCAATTGAGAAACTTAAGAGTACAAGCTGGTATAGGTATTCAGGCAGCATCTAATGCAATACAGTCCGGCGGATTCTTTAAAACATTGGCCAGCGCTGCCATGACAGCATTTAAATCTGCAGCTTCCATACCTGTCATAGGACCAGTATTAGGAGCAGCAGCCGCTGCCGCTGCCATTGGACTAGGTATGAAGTTGTTCAGAAAAACAGGTGACCTTGGAATCGATCCAAACGGCGGTCCAATTGTGGCATCTCCTAAGGTTGGTGGTCTTTTCCAAGGAGATAAGCGAGATGGCCTATCAATGGGGCCAGGCTTTGGAACAGAGGGTGGCGCTGGAGGCGGAGGCGGCGGAGGCGGAGCTTCAGTTGACATGACACCTGTAGTAAATGCCATTGTGTCAATGCGTGGTATATTAGAACAGATCAGAGACAAGCCTATGAAAGTAGAACTGGATGGGGCAAGAGTAAATCGACAACTCAGATCTGAAGATTCATTTAGGAAAAAAGCTTAAGCCATGCCATTAATGACCTATCAATCTTTGTACTCCTGGTATGGTAATCAGCCACCTGCAGTAGATTACATCCCTAACACTGATGCCAAGGGATTTGTGACAAGAAAACAGGAACAAGGAGCTTCAGATTTCGTCGGCGTACAAGGTAATGTTCCAGGTACAATGCAATATCAACATACAGGTATCAGAAATCTTGGTAACATGACCACTAATCTGAGACCATTTGATTCACAAGGCAATCCTGCAAGAGATACATTTGTCAGAGGAAGTGTCGGAAACTTCACTACCAGATATCAGAACAATTCAGATAACATACCTAGCATAACAGCTCGAGGTTTTGAACGTGATGGTGCGAGTAGTATATCTTTCACAAGAACTGCCAAAGATGAATTCTTAGTTGACAATGTCACATTTTCAAACAGAGGTATTGCGAAACGCAGAGCACAGCTAGGCGATGGCAGCAAATTTCCTATCGGCCCAGCTGGGCAGATTCATAGTTTTGACATCTTAAGAACAGGATTCTTTGATCAAAATCGATATGGCAGCATCTATAATGCTCAGAGCAACAGTGGTTTGGCAGACACATATACTGCCAATTCTCCAATAGATGACATGTACAACAAGTACAAGATCAGAGACGAGTCTCATAATCCATTCACATTTGGTGTCACCAGACAGCCATTTGTGCTCAGAGGTATTCAGAGAGATGACAATTCTGATCCACAACGGTGGGGACTTGACAACACCATAGGTGGTCAGATATCAGGTCTATTGGACATACCAAGAGGAGGGCCATTGACATTTGCAACCAGAGCGGTGTTTGATGCTGTGCGATTAGGCAAATTTGCAATATCGCCAAAAGGTCTTGCATTCCTGACAAAACAGTTTGGACTTCAGTTCATGAATCCAAATGTGGAGAACATATTCGGAACGGCTATGGGATTGAGACCAACTCAGCTCTATGATCCGACTTCGGCAATAGTGAATGCAGTCAGTTCTGGTCTTGGCATCAGATTTGACAGACATTTACCTCCCATTGTTACCAGAGGCAAATATGAACAGATACATCAGGACAGGGGAGCATTTGACCCCACAGAACGTGTTAGATTCAATAGACTTGTACAGTTAGGAGGCGAGTATGGGCTTGTCAAAGGATCTAGGAGCCAGGCAATTGTCACAGTTGAAAACATATCATCAAACTTAGGAGGCGCCGGCGGTGTAGGAGATACAGATTTCGATGTCTACCAAGGTAGTTCTACAAACGTTGTTACCAGTCTAGAGGGTACTGGAAACTCTGGCGCCGTGCTAGGTCTAAGTTATTTTCCAAAAGGACAAGCCAGTTCAATACTGACCGGACGTGCTGGACCAAAGAGTGTGTTAGGCATTGGCGTCACCAGAATTAGCAGAGGAGATCAGACCAATCAGTTCTTCTTCTCTGGTAACAACATAACACAAGGAGCAATTGTTCCATTACGATATCTGGGAAATCAGAGTTACAATGACATCATAGCAAAGAATCCAACGAGTAGAGGTTTTGGATACATCGGAAGTGTTGACGGAAGAAGAGATGTTGATGATGGATATAATAGACTGCTGATAGCTGTGAAAGAAAAAGATAATTTTCTGAGTGTCAGGCCAGACGAAGAAAGATCAAGTGATACTTTTGGAATACCTGATCTACAGGCCAGACGCATTTATCATGATTCTCTGTTCAACATAGTTTCCAACAATGAACTATGGTTAAATCATAGTGATAACACAGTACTGACTCCGTTAGGAGCAGTGAATGAAACACAGTATGGAGGAGGAAATGCTGTCAAGTCCGCCGAGATCACAGCTGATGCAGAGACTGGCGAAGTCACCAGCACTGTCAATACACTGCAGAGTTCAGATTACAACCGCATCAGAGCAATGGCAAAGAACAGACAAACTGGTAAGCCAATAGACTTCAGAAAGGTGAATGCAATTACAGATGTGAATGATGCTGTGACAGCTATACAGAATAATTCAGCAGACATTTTGTATGACAATACTGATCCGGTCAAAGAAGGAGTCGGGGCTAGATATACACATTACCAAACTCAGGGAAGCAAAGACACTAGAAATAAGCGACAGTCAGATCTTATTTTCATGATGTTCGGTTCTTATCAGTTCTATGCCTACATAACATCTCTCACTGATCAGTCCAGCCCCAACTTTGATACTGGACAGGATCTTGGAACCATCAATCCGCGATATCAATACACATCCTATGAACGCACCATATCAATCACATTCATAGCAGCGGCATTTGATCAGGAACATTATGATGCAATGTGGCGAAATCTCAAAGCGCTCTATGAACATTCCTGGGGTGGTACAGCGTTGGATGTGAACATAGGCGGCGTACATCAGAATCTCTCAAGCATCATAACTGACATGACATATAACTGGGATGTGGAGTACCCATGGGACATTGATCCAGATCGAGCCAAACCAATCTACACTGAAGTGAGCATTACCTTCAAGGTGTTGTCTGCAACAGGCAATACTGATCTGTTCAACACACTTACTCATGACTCTTCATTCTTTCCTTTAGCTGGCTAATGCAAATTCTTTGAAGTTTCATATTTATAACATATGAAGAGAAGATATGAATACACAGAGATTGATCAGGATAGATATCGCAGCAGCAGATATCCTGTGATACCTAGATCAGACAATGATCTGTTCATTATCAGCAGAACAGGCGATCGTTTAGATCTGTTGGCTAATCGATTCTACGGAACACCTGAGGCATGGTGGATTCTGGCAGAAGCCAATCAGATTGGCAAAGGAACATTAGTTGTACCACCGGGCATTCAGTTACGCATTCCTGACAGTGCAATGCCATTCCTGGAAATGTTGGAACAGGCAGAAGAGGAGAGATAATGAGCTTCTTCATGAGATCCATGAGTGTCAGTATTCCAAGCTCTGGAGCACTGAGATCACGACTTAGTTCACCATCAGTCAGTGCAGGAGGCGTGACTTACGGAGGCTCAGACAGCACATCTGATGTATCTCCTACTCCCAGCGCCTACTGCAAGTCCATCAAGATCACTACACAGGGCATAGGTCTTCTGAAAAGATGTGAAGTGTCGCTGAAGGCATATACCAAATCACAGTTCAGTACAATGTATAGTGCATTGGTACAGCTAGGGTCTGAATTCAGTGTCAGCTTCGGTGACTCAGGTACATTCACTACATATGACTTCAGTTTTGAAATGGATCGACTCGGAGGATTTGATGTGGTTGTGAAAGGTCTGAGCAAAGGAGATGGGCCTGGTCGTCTCTATGACGAGGTGGACGTCATGAATCAGTCATTCGATAAATCTGTGGATTTCGTATCGAATTACGATGGAAGAAATGAACTATCAACAACTGTGACATTCTTTGACTACATCAATTATGTATGTCAGAAAGAAAGTAACCAACTTAATGATGTCAAGAACAATCCTGGTCGCAATACCAACGGATGGAATTCTTTTTATTCACTACCTGTCGGAGGTGTTACTGTCAAGGTTATGGTGGCAGAAATGCCCGGCCTGAGCAAGGAAACTCCTGGACTGATACATCCTGGGGCAGTCTCGGAAAAGAACGTCCCAGCCAATTTTGTGAAACTCGAATCTCTTGTACAACTTATCAATAAGTTCTGTCTCAAAGGAACAAAGTTCAAATTATCTTCTGATACTAAATACTGCAAATTAAACAAATTTCCTGGCATGATATCATCTGATCCTACAGCCGTGTGCTGGAAATTTACAAGTAATGGAGGTGGTTATGGAGAGCAGAATACGGAAACCCAAATGGGCGTGGACAATTTCTCAGACCCAACCTATGCTACGTCGTTATACATAAACATGATTTTTATCAGTCAAATCATCGGACAATCTGATCAGGCATTGAACGAGGACAGCACAGTTGAAGTTGAGGACAGAGAGTCTGGCAGACTGCCATTGAAAAAATTCTTTGATCAGATCTTTGCTGTGATCAGACAGAACACTGGTAATTGGGTTGATCTCACATTGGATGTTCCACCTGAAGATCCTAACACCATTTACATAGTGAACAAGAATCAGGATTATGATAAAGCTGCAGCGCCTTCCGGATTGTCAATCAGTTTGCCAGGTGGTTCCAGTGGTGCGACATCAGGCATAAGAGATGTGTCACTCACCGGTGCCATTCCCAGCAGTTTGACAGCCAAATATTTTGGCGATGCTCCTGACGCAGATGGTACAGCAAATGCAGCATCGAAAGTCGGCACAGGTATCACATCAAAAGATCCTCAGAAAACTGCCACAGGCACTGAATACAGCAATGCATTGATACAGATGGGAAGAGCAGGTTTTGATGAAGCATCACGTGGCGCTTTGAGAAAATTGGTGAACATTAGAGCAAATGAAAAATTTAAGAAGTCTGCGAAGCTTGATCCTCCTCCCATACCATTGGAACTCTCCTTTGTGACAAATGGCTGTACAGGCTGGAAATTTGGCGGAGTAGTGAAGGTGTCAGGCTTACCTAGCACCATCAATGGGTCAGGCAAACTAGTATGGACCGTGTCAGAATGGACACAGATTGCCGACGGTGTTGACTGGAAAACTGAAGTCAAATGTATACCTAGAATATTGAAGTAATTATGACGGATAGATCATTCAGACTAAGACCATTGAATACACCATTGAATCGCATCATACTGCGACAACTCACAAATGGTAAGGAATATATGATCATGCAGGAAGATCCTAGTTCAGATTTTGATTTGGTACCAACTGTGGAATATATAGGACTTTATCACATCTATCCTAATGGAGCAGTATATACCGGAGCTGTGCCAACATCTCTGTCACAACCTCTGACAAGATATTTCAGAACTGAAATAAATGCCAATCTGGAAACTATTAATACAGTTCCTGAAAACAATCTGGTATATGCTAGTTTGACAAATACTAGATTCTATAATTATGTGACACCTACTATGTATTATCCTGTACCAGATGAACAGCAACGACGTAATGGCATAATGAGGAGATATTTTGCTCAGAAGATAAATGAGCCTGACATTTTAGAAATATCATCAAATGCATTTTTATCAGAGAATGAATATAACGCAATAGGTATCGATGATGAACTTTACATTACAATACAGTTGGATTGGACCATCAGAGGACCAATAGAAGAAGTACGTAAAACAAATCGACGTGTGATATCTGTGAACGAAACTGAAATGCCTGGTCTAAGAAACTTTTTATCTGATCTCACAGAATTTCATGAATAATTTGGTGCATTGAGATATTCTTCTTATATTTAATGCGTGATAATAGCTGAACATCCAGGCGACATCAAGTCATTGCAGGAATCTCTCAGAGAATCAGATAGTTTCTGGATTCCAATGTTCTCAGACGCTTTCCGTCATTATGCTGACACCAGACTGAGTTTCATTTACATATACACCATCACAGATGCACAGGATTGGATAGTTCCATTCCATCATTTCGACTGCGTAAACCAAAGTAACGACCTTCTGCAACACCTTACAAGTTCCAAGGTGATCTATGCATTGGGCAGAAAGCGATTAATGGCATACTACCCGTATAGAACGGTGGATGCTGACATGATGCATTGGTGGCAAACAGGAAAGCCTCTGCCATTAGATGACAGCAACACAGCATGTCACAATGCCTGGGGAGCCTGGTGGAGTGGAACCACAAACAGTTATGACTGGTTGCCAATGACCAAGCATATGGAGCGTTGCCGAGCAATGAGAGAAGTGTTCATGTGTAGTTATGAAACACATCGTCACAGCAGAGCATTTCAGCAATATGAATCTCAGTCCATTGCAGCCTTTCATGCCATTGAACAGTCTGGACTTCAGATTGACAGGTCAGTGTTTGAACAGCATTTCACTGCAACCAGATCTTCGAAGACATTCAGTGAATACAATCTGTACACTGCCACAGGCCGGCCATCCAACAAGCATGGAGGAGTGAATTATGCTGCATTAAACAAGGAGAATGGTTGCAGGAGCGCATTTGTGAGCAGACATCAGAGAGGCATGCTGTTGGAAATGGACTTTGATGCATTTCATGTGCGACTCATTGCCAAGATACTGGGATATAACTTTCCAGAAGGATCTGTTCACGAACATTTAGGCAAATATTATTTCGGTGATGATCTCACAGAAGAACAGTATGAGCGTTCCAAGCAGATCACTTTCAGACTGCTATACGGAAACATTGACAAAGAATTTCGAAGCATTCCGTTCTTTGCAGCATGCCATGACTATGTGCAGAAGTTATGGAAAGAGTTCAAAGCCAATGGAAAAGTTATGACTCCTATATTTGAACGGCCTTTACATAAAGATGCTTTGCCAGATGACATGAATGCCAACAAGCTGTTCAATTACATGCTGCAGGCCACTGAAACAGAACACAACATAACGGTGATACACAGAATAATGCACACACTGCAAGGTCATGACAGCAAGTTCATACTATATACATATGACAGCATGTTGTTTGATTATGCTCTCACAGATGGCAAAGAGCTGATACTGAAACTCAAAGATGTGATGTCAGAGCGAGGAGCCTTTCCTGTGAAAATCAAAGCAGGGGCAGATCTTCACACAATGCAGGACATGACTAAAAGAATTAACTAATATTTATACAAAAATCCTATGGACATCAAAGAAAAAGTCATACAGGAATGGTTCTTCCGTTTGCCTAAAGGCTATGCTGAACCACCATATAGCACGGAAGAAATGCATATCTTCCACGAAGTGTTATCAGAACATATCAAGGAGTCGCCGGACATCTTAGATCAAGGCTTCTTAGACGCAGTACCGGTCGAAAAAGATATTGAAGAAAATGATCCAGTATCAGAAAATGAAATGTTCTATGAGTACATATCAGATGATGTTTTAACTGAAGATTATGATAAGGTTTCAAAAGATGACATTGTCAAACTAATTAACAATACAGATCTTGATTCGGAGGATCTTTTTAAAATAAATCAGATCATCAACAGTGTCGCATTCAAAGCACCTGTTCTTCAGTATTTTGAAAAGAAAAATATCACATCAGGTAATTATCAGATTGGACAAGACGCTGTTAACATTATTTTTAATAAGATAGCAAAACTACCAAATGCCAAAGAAGTGATAGAATATTTTGAATCTCCTAAAGATTTAAAATGGGATGCTGCCGGTAAAGGTGATATCAGCAAATTGACAGGATTAAATGACAAAACAATTAGTAATCTGATAAAAATACAACCAGGTGCTGATGCGGGTGGTAGTGCGACCGGACCGGCTGAAATTGCTCTCATACTTTTATTTGACAATGTTTTCAATTCCACATCAGGTGGTGATATAGTCGTGGATGGTCAAACCACTGAATTGAAAGGAAAAGGTGGTCGCCTAGGCCAACAAGCTGGTCGAGGTAAAGAACTTAACATAAAAAATAATTTCTTATCTAATATGTTGAGTGTTGATGCGGAAGCCAAGGAAGAATTTCTCAAGAATCCTGATAACAGAAATATTGCATATGCCATAAAAAATGCATATGAACTGTTGGTTGATAACGATGTTATATCAAAAGCTGACTTCATTGATAATGTACAGGATGGTATTGGGAACATTTTTTTCAATAAAGACTCTGTTGCAAGAAAATATTTTGATGCATCACTGAATTATAATGATGTAGTCGATGTTGGTAGAGCATTGGCCAAAACTAATCTGGAATCATATATGGACAAGATCAATGTTGATACGATTATTTTTCATGAGCATAGACCGCCTAAATATATGTCTACATCATTCATAGTTGTGACTAGAGATGATATTGATGATGTAGTCGATGCTGGCAGCATTACATTAGGTTCAAAGAAACCAGAAAGCAGTTTTATGTGGCATAATACCAATCCAGGTGTTGCTCTGAATTAATCATATTGCAATATAATTTACATATATATTAAAAAAGGATGGGGTAGGTGAAAACACAATTACTATGTACATTTGCACATAGACGCAATCAGGACATCATCACAGAACATATCATTGCAACATATGACCTCAGTGAGAATCGTATGTTTCTGTTCTGTGATCAGGAGCGTCCAGATGATCTGTACATAACCTACAACATTGTGTTACCATCGCCTAGAAGATCTGCTAACACCATATCCATTCACAGAAAGAAAGAGAGCAACACATTGTATAGCATCAATGCTCTCAACACAGTGATCAAGGAATGTAACAATGGTGTTCTGGACAAGAGTTTCATCATTCCATGGCAACTCTACAGAAACTCTCTGTTGTTAACGGATGGTGACCAACTCAGACAAATCAAATTGAAAATGCTCAAACGATTGGATGTTTAAGCATATTTATATTTGTAAAAAAAATAAAAAATAACCATTAAAAGACTTGGATATTTGAATCTAAGCACTTATATTAAGAATTGATTAGTATTTTATTGTTTAACCAAAAAAGGAATTGAAAAATGGCAATTGATTTAGATGCGATTAAAAGGAAGCTTAATCAACTTCAAACGACAGGCAACCGCCGTCAAACATTATGGCGCCCAGAACCGGGCAAGCAGGTTATTAGAATTGTGCCTTATCAGCATGATCGAGCAAACCCATTCCAGGAACTTTATTTTCATTACAACTTAGGCAAGAAGAACTTTCTGTCTCCTACAACATTTGGCAAGGCTGATCCAGTTGTGGAGTTCACTGAGAAACTCAAAGCTTCAGGTAATTCAGATGAATGGAAACTTGGCAAAAAGATGGAACCAAAGATGCGTGTGTATGCGCCAATCATCGTTCGAGGCCAAGAATCTGAAGGTGTGAAATTTTGGGGCTTTGGAAAAACTGTGTACACTGAACTTCTAGGATTCATTGCAGATCCTGATTATGGTGACATCACAGATCCAATGGGAGGACGTGACATTGTTGTTGAGTTCACTCCGGCAGAAGGCCCAGGAGCATATCCTAAGACAGCTATCAGAGTGAAACCAAATGTTTCTCCAATGACTGAAGATCGAAATGTTGCTGAGCAGATTGCAAAGAATCAGCAGGCTCTCACAGAGATCTTCAAGGAACCAACATATGATGAACTCAAAGAAGCTTTGGAGACATGGTTGAATCCAGAAGAAGCATCATCTGATGCTAGTTCAGACGGAATTCCTCCAGCACCAAAAGAAGGTGAAGTGCCTTCGACGGTAAATCGTGTTGATGATGTGTCATCAGCATTTGATGAATTATTTAACGATTAATTAAGGAGGACTTATGAAGTCTAAAGATGAGTTACAGGACTCTCTGGCTGGAGAACTCGCCAGTGCCATAAACAAGAAGTTTAAGAATACTGGCTACAAGACAGCTTACTTTCTTAACCAGGACACTGATTCGCCTTCAGAAGTGCGAGGATGGATTCCGACAGGATCTGATATGTTGGATCTTGCAATCTCAAACAGAGAGAATGGAGGCTTTCCGGTCGGGCGTATCACTGAGATAACAGGATTGGAAGCATCTGGTAAGTCTCTGTTAGCAGCTCATGCATTGGCCAGTACTCAGAAACAAGGAGGATTGGCAGTATATATTGATACTGAGAATGCAGTTAGCCGTGATTTTCTGGAAGCCATTGGTCTGGATCTTGAGAAGATGTTGTATGTGCCTTTGGACACCATTGAAGATGTTTTTGAAGCAATTGAAAGCATTGTGGAAGGTGTTCGAAAAAGCAGTAAAGACAGACTCGTTACCATTGTTGTTGATTCAGTGATGGGAGCATCCACTAAGATTGAGATGGCCAAAGAATTTGACAAAGATGGTTATGCCACTTCCAAGGCAATCATTCTGAGCAAAGGTATGCGTAAGATCACTAACATGATTGGTCGTGAAAAGATCTGTTTGTTATTCACAAATCAGCTCAGAACAAGACTTGGTGTTGCATTTGGTGATCCGTATACAACATCAGGTGGTAAGGCCATTCCATTCCACGCTTCAGTTCGATTACGTCTGAAATCAGTAGGACAGATCAAAATGAAGAAGGATGGTGTTGATCAGGTCATTGGTATCAAGACCAGAGTTCAGGTTGTGAAGAACAGAATGGGGCCGCCATTGAAGTCAATCGATTATGACATCTATTTTGAGTCAGGTATTGACAATTACGGTGGATGGCTAAATGTTATGAAGGACTACAAACTACTTAATCAGTCCGGTGCATGGTATACATATACTCGAACAGATGGTTCTGATGTGAAGTTTCTATCAAAAGATTTTGAGAAGAAAATAGCTGAAGAAGATGGATTGAAACAAGAGATCTATGATGCCATCTGTAAAGCATATATCCTGAAGTACAAGCCAGGAGAAGATTTTGGAGTAGATGACATCGAGATTGATGAAGAGTTTGTTAATGAAGAAGGTTAATGCAGAAACGGTATAAAGAGCTGCTTCAGCAGATTGAGCAGGAACGGCAGGATGGAACGGGTAGAGATAAGAATTCTCATATAATGGTTATAGACGGATTGAACACTTTCATCAGAGTGTTCTCTGCCGTTCCTGCTCTCAATGATGATGGACAACATATTGGAGGAGTAACTGGATTTCTCAGATCAATAGGTGCAGTGATACGACAACTGAAACCAACCAGATGTATCATTGTGTTTGATGGTAAGGGAGGTTCCAAGCGTAGAAAGAGCATTTACTCGAACTACAAAGCCAATAGAGCAAACAAAACTGCTTTCAACAGATATCAGGAGTTTGCATCATTGGAGGATGAACAGGAAAGTATGCGCCGGCAATTTGGTCGAATGATACAGTATCTGAACTGTTTACCAGTTACCACCATGTCCATTGACAATGTGGAAGCAGATGACATCATTGCATACATTGCAAATGAAGTGTACACAGAAGATCATCAGAAGTGTACAATTGTGTCCACAGACAGAGATTTTCTGCAGTTGGTTAATCACAGAATCAGTGTATGGAGCCCCATCAAAAAGCGCTTATATACTCCAAGTCTTCTACAAGAAGAAATAGGTATAAATGAAAAGAACTACCTCTTGTACAGGGCGATAACGGGGGATAAATCGGATAATATTGAGGGTATCAAAGGAGTAGGCCTGAAATCACTGATCAAGTATTTTCCAATGTTGACAGAGGACCGAGAAGTGTCAGTTGATGAGATCATTGACTATGCAGTGCAGCAAGATTCCAAATACAAAGTTGTGAACACGTTGGCAGCTGCTAAAGATCAGTTGGATCTGAATTACAGATTGATGCAACTCAAAGAAGTGGATATTCATGGCAATGCCAAAATGTTGGCTCTGAATATGTGTAAACAGGACATTCAGAAACTGGATGTGCTGGAGTTCAAGAAGATGTTCATGCGTGATAAGATGTACACGGTTATCAAAGATCTGGACAGTTGGCTGAATTCATCATTTATGTCACTAAATGCTTATGGAAGCATTTGATTATTTGAAAAATTTTATTATATTTAACGTATGACCGACCGTCTTTCGTCCTATGGATATTCATTTCAGATCAAGGTGATCACATCACTGATGACTGACAAGACATTTTTGCAACAGATTGCAGATATCCTATCTCCGAAATATTTTGAGTCAGAGGCTAATCATTGGATAGTCGACACTGTATTGAAATATCATTTGGAGCATAAGGCATCACCATCATTGGATGTGATGAAAGTGAAACTGGATGATGTTGATCATGATGTTCTTGCTACACAGATCAAAGACCATTTGAAGGATGCCTGGAAGTACACTGAATCAGATGATCTGGAGTTCATAAAGGTGCAGGCTTTGGACTTCTGTAAGAATCAGGAGATCAAGAAAGCCATCATGAGCAGTGTTGAATTACTCAAACATGGTCGTTATGAAGAAATCAAAGTTCAGATAGATGATGCTCTAAAAGCAGGAGCAGACAAAGATATTGGACATGATTACATGACTGCCATTGAAGAACGTTATACAGACGCTGTTCGTCATGTTCAATCAACTGGTTGGGACGTGATAGATGATCTTACAGATGGCGGCCTAGGCAAAGGGGAGTTAGGTGTGATGGTTGCTCCGGCCGGTATTGGTAAATCATGGGCATTGATGAACATTGGCGCATCTGCTGTGAAGAAAGGTAAAACAGTTCTGCATTATACATTGGAGCTCAATGAAGCATATGTAGGTCTCAGATATGATTCTGTGATAACAGGTATTGCAAATCAGAATCTGAAACATTATCAGTCTGAAGTGAAGGAACGGTTGGCTAAGATAGATGGCGATCTGATCATCAAACATTATCCAACCAAGACCACTTCAGTGTTAGGTATTCGTGCTCATGTTGAGAAATGCATAATGCAAGGTAAGAAGCCTGATGTGATCATTGTGGACTATGCTGACCTGTTACGAGGCAATGGGACAGAGAAACGACATGAACTGGAAAGTATATATGAAGATCTCAGAGGTATGGCCGGCGAATATGAATTGCCAGTATGGACAGCATCTCAGGCAAACAGATCTGCATTGGAGGAAGATGTAATTGATGCAAGTAAAGTTGCTGAATCATATGGTAAAGTGATGGTTGCAGATTTCATCATATCATTGTCCAGAAAGGTTGAGGACAAATTAGCTGGAACAGGTCGTTGGCACATCATCAAGAATCGTTTTGGTCCAGATGGTATCACACTGCCAAGCAAGATGAATCTTAGTAACGGGCAATTTAACATATATACGGATACGTCCATTAACGGTCAACAGACGCAAAAGCAAATGGATAATGGGAATACGTTGGCTAGACAATTGCTTGCCCGAAAATACAATGAAACAATTGGAAAAGATTTCGGGTGATTTTGTTGTTCAAATGGCTATTCTACGCTCTCATGACGTATATATATTGCAGTAAATCGTTCTTTTTACGCCAAATTAGTTACGACGAACACTTTATTAAATAACATTAAAAAATTAGGAATTCATGGATATATCTACCCAGATACTCAGTGATATCACCGTACACATGAAGTATGCTAAGTTTCTGCCTGAAAAGAACAGGAGAGAGACATGGACAGAACTTGTGGATCGGAACAAGGCAATGCATTTGAAAAAATACCCTGCATTGTCAGAAGCAATTGAAACGGCATATAAATTAGTATATGACAAGAAAGTTTTACCATCAATGCGTAGTATGCAGTTTGCTGGTAAGCCTATTGAGATATCACCTAACCGTGTATACAATTGTGCATTTGCACCAATTGATGATTGGAGAGTATTTGGTGAAGTGATGTTCCTATTGTTAGGAGGTACAGGAGTTGGATATTCGGTCCAGCGTCATCATGTAGACAAACTACCTGAGATCAACAAACCTAATCCAGCTCGTACACGAAGATTCCTGATTGCAGACTCAATTGAAGGTTGGGCTGATGCAGTTAAGGCGTTAGTGAAGACGTATTTCTATAGCGGATCAAAGATCAAGTTTGACTTTTCAGACATCAGACCAAAAGGTGCTAGACTCATAACATCAGGAGGTAAGGCACCTGGACCACAGCCACTGAGAGAATGCTTGGTGAAAGTGGAAGGTATCCTGAATGAAAAGCAGAACGGTGATAAATTGACTCCATTGGAAGTGCATGACATCATTTGTCACATTGCAGATGCAGTGTTGGCAGGAGGTATTCGTCGAGCAGCTTTGATCAGTTTGTTCTCAGCAGATGATGATGAAATGATTGGATGCAAGTCTGGTAATTGGTGGGAGAACAATCCACAGAGAGGTCGTGCCAATAATTCAGCTGTGTTACTTCGCCATCGCTTGGAAAAAGATTTCTTCATGGATCTTTGGAAGCGTATTGAGTTGAGTGGAGCCGGCGAACCTGGCATTTATCTTTCCAATGACAAAGATTGGGGAACAAATCCATGTTGTGAGATTGGACTGAGACCATTCCAGTTCTGTAATCTAACTGAAGTGAATGTTTCCAATATTGAATCTCAGGAAGATCTGAATGAGCGAGTACGTGCAGCATCTCTGATAGGTACATTACAAGCAGGATACACAGATTTTCATTATCTGCGTCCGGTATGGCAAAGAACCACTGAGAAGGATGCATTGGTAGGTATTTCAATGACAGGCATCGGTTCCGGTGTTATATTGGATTATAACATGAAGGAAGCTGCTAAGGTTGTGAAAGATGAGAACGTTAGAGTTGCTGGTCTCATCGGTATCAACAAAGCAGCAAGATGTACCACAGTTAAGCCTGCAGGAACCACATCATTGACATTGGGAACATCATCAGGTATTCATGCATGGCACAATGATTTCTATATCAGAAGAGTACGTGTTGGCAAGAATGAAGCAATTTATTCTTATTTGGTAGAAAATCATCCAGAGCTTATTGAAGATGAATATTTCAGACCACATGACACTGCTGTGATATCAGTACCACAGAAATCTCCTGAGACGGCAATCCTCAGAACAGAATCACCTCTACAATTGTTGGAGCGAGTGAAACATGTCACAAAGGATTGGATTCGCCCAGGACATAGAACAGGTGCTAACAGTCATAACATTTCAGCCACCATTTCAGTGCGTGAACATGAATGGGATGCTGTAGGCAGTTGGATGTGGGAGAATCGTGAATTTTATAATGGTCTCTCAGTACTACCTTATATGGGAGGTACTTATAAGCAGGCTCCATTTGAGGACATCACAGAAGAACAATATGATCAGCTAATGCAGAGCCTTGTTGATGTGGATCTTTCAAGAATTGTTGAAACAGAAGATGAGACAGATCTGAAAGGTGAGATTGCATGTGCTGGCGGTGCATGTGAAATTGTGTAGGTGATAATGGGACAATTGCGGCCAATGACAGCAGAGCAGCTCAAAGCGAGAGGTTATTGTTGTGGTTTGAAGTGTCGCAATTGTCCATATTATCCTAAGCATCAGAAAGGCAATACAAATTTAGGTAAATGATATGAAGACAATGGAATTGGATCTGCATGGAGTTCGACATCGAGATGTGCGTAGAACCATGGACATGTTCCTGGGAGATGCTTTGTTAACAGGTATGCATCAGGCATTCATCATAACAGGTAACAGTTCAGACATGAAGATGAAAGTGCATGAAGTGTTAGCAGAATATCAGCTCGTAGGAGAAACAGATCCTAAAAATTATGGTATGATGATAGTCCAATTATCATAATATTTATTAGAAAAATGTCTATCAAATTAACATCTCTTATAAAAGAAAGCTTTGACGCTAACATAGTCACAGAAGCGGAAAAGTATGTGCAGTACTTCAACAGCAGATTTGGAAACAAATATGCATTTCAATATCAGAAAACAGAAGATGACAAGCATTTCTTCATTCACAATGTGAAGGATCTTGGTGATTTTGATCTGATTGTGAAACAAGGTCATGTGATGGCAGAAGCTAGAGTTGATCTGGAAAAGAAGGAAGCCATCATTGAGATGATTTATGAATTGACCGGTGGTGATATGGTTGGTAACATTGTAGGTAGAGTGAAGTCCACTAATGGTGAAATGAGTTATGAAGGTTTTGAAAAATCTAAATTCAGTGCATCAGATAGTAGGATAAAATAATGCTCAAACTCCATAACGTTCAGCTTGTTAAAGATTGTTTCTTGACAACACCAATTGAAGATGAATCACTGTTACATAGTTGCAGATTGGATAATTTTGACAGAGAAGGTTATGAACTTCTGCCTATAGAGCAAGAATTTTACAAGGCTCAAGGCATTGCACTCACCGAGAAGGATGTGATAGCAAAAGAAACGGGTGGAGATGATAGTTGGCATGCTGCTATACTACCTTGGTTCGATCAACCTGATTATCATGATAACATATATCTGGATCATTCATATTGCTGTACTGCATATCAGTTGGCCGGAGATGCTTTGGAGCAGGTGAAGAGAGCTGCAAGAACAAGACCAGAACTTTGGAAGTTTGCGCATGCATTCAGAAAGTGGGGTACAGATTTCTGCATTGATTACATGACGGAACATGAATGTATAGAGTTGGTGCATTGGGAATGGGACTTCCTGGCATATGAATGGAACGAACTTGAAGATCATTTGTATGACATGCAGCAACGAGTGTTGGCAACCGATTGGGAACATTTTGCAAAACTGTTGATGCGACATCAATCTGAATGGATGAATTTGAATGCTGATGATCAAGGCGATTACAAATCCAAATATTTCGGATTAGATCAGGCATTTAAAAGTAAAAAAAGACTTTGATATTACAGAATAATTTCTTATATTAAGGTATAAATTAAATAAATGGCAAGAAGAAATATTAGTTACAAGAATGTGCGTTATGCGTTTGATCGCAAATCTATGGACCGTCGAGACCAATTGGCTTTGAAAGACATGTTTTTTGATCTGCTCAATGGTCGAGAACATAAGTCATCACCGGGTGGTATCAAATCCAAATATGATAGTCCAGACAATTTCACTTTCTTTGACAATGAGCATAAGATGCTCAATGAGATGACCAGCTATGATGCTGACTTTGATAAGGTGTCATCATATCGAATGAATGGCAGAAAGTATTGGTTGGCTTGGACACATTTTGGAGAATATTGATTTGGTTCATTGCAAAAAATTTCTTATATTTAAGCTATATGTATAGTAGTGATAAACAATATGCAGTTGTGAATGCAATGGGCAAAGTTTATATTGGTATGATGAAAGGCGTTTTTCAATGGAGTGATGACTGGTCAATGGCCAAACCACTTCATTTGGAGTCTACATCGTATTTATTAACAGATGGTATTGAGTTGATACCATATGAAGAAACGCAATGACAGAATTTCTGAGACATGTTTTTGGTTTATGTGGCGAAGGTCATATGAACATTTGGACGTTATTGGTGGGCGGTTTTGCTTCACTGAATTTCATAGTATATAAATTGTTACAGTATGCAGGAAAGATTTAGATCTACAAAAATATATGATGGTTATTCTACTTGCTTTCGTCAATGGAAAGCAATTGATACACATTGCCAATTTCTACATGGATATTCAGTATCTCTGAAAGTGACCTATGAAGGCGATCTAGATTTCAGAAACTGGGTAGTTGATTTCGGCAGAGCAAAAAGATCTGAGGAACTTATCGATGGCATGAATCTTAAAGACTGGTTGGCATACATGTTAGATCATACAGTTATCTTATCAGAGGATGATCCTGCATTGTCAACTTTCGAAGCTTTGGATCAACATGGCATAGTTCAGTTACGAGTGTTACCTGCTGTAGGAGCAGAGAAGTTTGCAGAATATTTTTATCATAAACTCAATGAGTGGGTGACAAAAGATACGAATGGCAGATGTCGTGTAGTATCAGTAGAAGTTAAAGAACACGAAAAAAATAGTGCAATATATGAAGTGTAAAAGATTAAGAAGTTATGAAAAGCCTTTACAGGTATTAGAACTCTATACGGCAGTTCAATCTGAAGGCTCAAGACAAGGTTATCCTACCATTGTGGTTAGAACATCAGGATGTACTCACAGATGTTTTTTCGGTGAAGGCGGGTGGTGTGATTCATGGTACACCTCCATCCATCCGGAAAAAGGAACCTTCTGTTTTAACGACATTATCAAAATGTATGATGATAATCCTCATATCAAAGAGATGATGCTAACAGGAGGTTCTCCTACAATGCATCCTGCTCTAGTAAATGAATTAACTCATTTTGCTCATGAGCGAGGAATCTTCATTACCATTGAAACTGAAGGATCTCATTTCTTAGAAACTGATTATCCTATTGATCTTTTATCTATTTCACCTAAGTTCAGCAATTCCATTCCTGTAGTAGGAACAAAAACTCCATTAGGAGAAATAGTGGATGAAAAGATGATTATAAAACATAACAGTAAGCGATTGAATAAAGAAGCAATCAAAGCTTCTATCGAATATCATAAAGATTATCATATCAAACCTGTATTAGATAAAGAACTAAGCATTCTTCCGGAAGTAGAAGAATTCGTTAAAGATCTAGAGATACCAGATGAAAAGGTTTGGTGTATGCCAGCAGGTGATGATATTCCAGCTCTACAAGAATCCTATCCTGTAGTAATGAACTTTGTTAGAGATAGAGGATGGAGGTTTACTGGAAGAAGCCATATTATGGCGTTCGGAACTGAGAGAATGGTGTAGAAAAAAATGCGTATAAATTTGGTTAATTGCCAAATATTTCTTAAATTTATAGTATAAAGGAACGAGTATGAAAATGAAACCTATGGGCGATTATGTTCTTCTCAAAAAGCAAGAGGGTCAGGAAACTACTAAAGGTGGTATAATTCTGACCACTGAGTCTAACAATTATGAATATGCAGATGTCATAGCTGTTGGCCCAGGATTGTTCACTCAGACAGGAGACAGAATTGCAATGACTTGTAAAGTTGATGATACAGTATTAGTTGCATCACGATGGTTGAAAGGAGACAATGAAGTGTCATTTGATGATGAGACATATGTTTTAGTTAGAGAATCAGAAATTGTAATGGTATCAAATCAATAATTCGTAATAAAAACACTGAAGAATTATATGTGTGAAAACAAAGTAAATTTAGAACTAGTAAAGGCCGGTTATGCCAATGGCGCAGCTGAAGGTAGGCCTTTGACAGAAGAAGAGAAACAACTAATGATTGCAGATGCTGAAGAAGCATTTGGTAAATTTTTAGATGCCTTAGGTGTGGATTGGCGCAATGATCCGAATTCAGATAAAACACCTTATCGTGTTGCAAAAGCATATGTGAGAGATCTTTGGGCTGGTCGATATGATGCCCCACCTGAGATAACTACATTCCCATCTGATGGATATGATGGTATTGTGTTTGAAGGAGGTATTCCTTTGACTTCCATGTGTTCACATCATCATCAAACTATCATGGGTGTGGTACATGTTGCATACATACCAGGTAAAGATGGTAAAGTGATTGGATTATCAAAACTGAATCGATTGGTAGAGCATTTCGGCAGAAGAGGTGCTATACAGGAACAGTTAACTGTTGCAATACATCATGCAGTTGATGCCATCATAGAAGACAATGCAGGTGTGGCAGTAATGATAGAAGCCACTCATAATTGCGTGCAATGTCGTGGTGTGAAGCACGGTGGCGCTAGCATGAAGACTAGTAAGTTAACTGGCGCATTCAAAGATGATTCTGCGACCAGAAATGAATATTACGAATTTGTCAGAGGATATGGTACTAATTAAAGAGGCAGATATCAAAGCCAGAGTTAAACAGTTGGCTCAGGAAATTGTGGAAGACCATAGAAGTTCAGGTAATGAACATCCTCCGGTTATGGTATGTGTATTGAACGGGGCTAGCATATTCTTTGCAGATCTGATCAGAGAGATGGATCTAGATGTGCAGGTAGATTTTGTTCGAGCCAAATCATATGTCGGCAAAGACAATTCCGGAGGAGTGATATTCACCAAAGATATGGAAATGCATATTCGTGGTCAGCGAGCATACATTGTTGATGACATTTTGGACACGGGTAACACCATGTTAGAAGTTGTACTTCGAGTAAACGAAATGTTACCAGAAGAAGTTCGTGTTGTAGCATTACTGCAACGTAAGAATGGTCCACAAAGAGCAGATTTTTATGGATTTGAAATTGGCGATGATTGGGTGTACGGGTATGGTATGGACAATAATTCACTGAACAGAAACTTAAAGGATATACACATAGTTTAATGTATCAAGCAATATCATATAGAAAAAGTGATAACACCATACATTTATGGGACGACACTACAGGTTACAAGAAGATCAAATACAAGCCATATGCTTATCGCAAAAGCAGATATGGTAAGTATGTGGCATTGGATGGGCAGCAGGTAGAAAAGGTATTTGAATTTGAAAGAGGAGAACCTGGATTATATGAGGCAGACATAAGTCCAGAGACAAGAACACTGATAGATCTGTATACTGATTCAGATGAGATATCAACGGGTCATCGAACATTGTTTTTTGATATTGAGGTTGACACCACAGATAAGTTTCCTACTCCAGAGACTGCAGAGAATGCAGTTACATCCATAGCAATATTGGATGCATCAAAGAAGCAGCGAGTGGTATGGATTTTAGATCCTGATGGTACAGTAGAGAATCAGATCATTGACAACAAGACAGTTGTGTCCTGTGCCACAGAGCATGAGCTGTTAGATAAGTTTCTCAGAAAATATGTTGAGATACAACCAACCATCATAACAGGCTGGAACATTGATTTCTTTGACGTTCCTTATCTGTTCAATCGAATGAGCAAATTGTTAGGAGAATCTCGAGCAAGGCAGTTGTCTCCTATCAAAGATGTGATCTGGATGAAGCATAGAAATCGTTATCGTATTTCAGGTGTTGCTAGTTTGGATTACATGGCATTGTATAAGAACTTTACATATTCGCAGGAGAGTAGTTATTCTCTGGAAGCTATTTCACAGAAAGAGTTAGGCAAAGGTAAAGTGAAGTATGATGGCTCATTGGATGATCTGATGAGAGAAGATATCATGAAGTTCATTGATTACAACATGACGGATGTGGATCTGGTCTATGAGCTTGATGAGAAAATGAAATTGATTGATCTTGCAAGAGGTATTTGTCACAAAGGTCATGTCGCATATGATGATTTCATATTTGCAACCAGATATCTGGATGGAGCTGCTCTCACATATCTGAAACGCTTGAACATTGTGGCACCATCACGTGCGACCAGAGATTCTTCGGAACCATTAGATTTGTTAGGAGCATATGTGAAGCCACCTAATCCAGGTAGATATAAATGGGTATATGATTTGGATTTGACATCTCTATATCCGTCAATCATCATGACTCTGAACATATCACCAGAAACCAAAGTCACAAAGATAGATAATTTTGATGGCAACAGTTATGTGAAGGGCAAAGGTCAACATTACACTGATGGATGGAATGGTTGGGAGGATACGACTGCATTGAAAAAATATCTGGATGAGAATGATTATTCCATTGCAGCCAACGGTGTTATCTATGATAAGAAGCTGAATGGCTTTCTGCCAACCATTCTTGATAACTGGTTCAATGAGCGAGTTGAATATAAGAATCTGCGTAAGAAATATGAGAAGGAGGGTAACAAGGAACAAGCTGAATACTTTGATCGTATGCAGTTGGTGACTAAGATTCTTCTGAATTCATTTTATGGAGTATTGGGTAATCCTACTTTCAGATTCTTTGACCCCGACAATGCTGTCGCCATCACAAGTACAGGCCAGCAGTTGATCAAATTCACTGCAGACATTGGTAACAAGTTCTATGAGAATGAACTTGGAGTGAAGAAAGATTATAACATATACATTGATACTGATTCAGTGTTCTTCTCATCATTGCCTCTGATTGAGAAACGGTTTGAAACATTTGATGAGACTGATGAAAAGTGGATGGCCGATCGCACCATTGAGATTGCAACTGAAATGCAGTCATTCATTAACAATGCATATAACATCTATGCTAAACGGTTCCATCATGTAGATAAACATAGATTTGACATCAAACAGGAGTTCGTTGCAAAGGCAGGTCTCTGGATTGCTAAGAAAAGATATGCTCAGTGGTTGATCAATCAGGAAGGGCACACCATTTCCAGATTAGATGTCAAAGGATTGGATGTGGTAAGATCTTCATTCCCACCTGCATTCCGATCCTTCATGGCCGAAGTTCTGGAGGATATTCTGAATGACATTGAGAAGAATGATCTGGATGCCAAGATATTGAAATTCAAAGATGATATCAAAGGCATGACCATAGATCAGATCATGTTCCCTACGGGTATCAAGAACATCAAGAAGTATCAGATATCAGGGGCTGACACATTTGCTCCAAGGCCTAAGGGTACGCCGGTTCACGCCAAAGCAGCGCTGAATTACAATGACATGCTTAGATATCATAATGTGTTCAATGTCAGAGAGATTGTGAACGGCGAAAAGATCAGATGGACATATCTGAAGAATAATCCATTGCGATTAGATGTGATGGCACTGAAAGGTATGGAAGATCCAGAAGCCCTTTATGATTACGTTACCCAATTTATTGATCATGATAAGATATTCAGATCAGCATTTCAGAACAAATTGGATGACTTCTATGGTGCATTGAATTGGGGCAAGATACCAGATAACAACAATTTGCAAAAATTCTTCTCATTTGGTTAGGATAATTGAATTATTTAACTTATATTTAGTTTATGTTAGGAATAAAAGATTATTGGTACGGAAAAGAATGTGAAGGTCGATTCACAGACATCATGACATTTTTCATTGGAAACTTCACTCCGGAAACGCCAAAGCGTCCAGATGCCCCACATATCTACATATGTACGCCAGCAACTAGACAGCTCATTGATAGGACATCTCCATTGGATTGGGATTGGTTATTGAACTTAATGATTGTACAAGAGGTTCCGGTGACCATAGAAGTGCAACCAGGTATGTTGAAACACATTCCAGCCATGGTACGAGTATATGCTCATATCATGTTCATGATGGAAGCGGAGGATGCATCCTTGTTGAAAGAAAATGACAGCATCAAAGTGTTGTATGCAGATTATTCATTATATTGTACAAGTATACAGAACATGCAGCATGTGACACCGGATGATTATAAATTTGATAGAGCATTATGAAAAAAGATATGAAAAGAAATTTGTGGTATTTCAGTTTAGAACCAATTAAAAGTAGATATACTTTTCAATTATCAAAAGAGTGGATGCCTAAGGCATTCGAACCTTATGCAAGAAGCTTGAACTTCGTCGAAGTCGAGGGAGAAATGGTTGATCAGGAAATAAAGGTCGGCGCAGTGTTAGATGCGGTTGGCAGAGGTGTATATTCACTGAGCCAATGCAATCAGTTTCTGAAAATGATCAATGAAGGTAAAGTTAAAGACAATGACATTATCTTCTTGCAAGATTATTGGACACCTGGTTTGGATGCCATATGGTACGCATTAGATCTTTATGGTATTAATGTGAAAGTGTATGCCATGTTACATGCACAATCAGTCGATGAATATGATTTCACTTATCCAATGCGAGATTGGATGAGACATTACGAACTAGGTTTAGATAAACGAATGTCTGGTATATTTGTAGGTAGTACCATTCATAAACAGCAGCTACGTGAAGCAGGATTTAATGCTCCAATCCATGTAGTGTCATTGCCTATTCATAAGGACGCAACTCTAACTAAACTACCTGCCGGCAATTATGAGAAGAAGAAGGTAATTGTATATTCTTCTCGATTGGATAAAGAAAAAAATCCTTTCTTCATGATGAAGGTTGCCGAATCCTTTTTATCTTATCGTCCGGATTATGAATGGCATGTCACTACCTCTGGTAAGGAGTTCAGAAGTATGGTACCAGGAGTCATTGAAGAATTGAAAGCATTGGCGAAGCGTCAGCCCCGATTCAAACTCTTGAGTGGATTGACTAAACAGGAATATTATACAGAATTAGCAACTTGTAAGATTCAGTTCAATTCATCACTTCAAGATTATGTTTCCTGGACAGCAATTGAAGCTACAGCATTTGGTGCAGACATTGTATATCCATTCTTCAGAAGTTTTCCTGAATTCATTACACCGAAGCGTATGTATAAACCGTTTGATGTTTCAGATGCTCTGGAAACCATTGAAGATGCAATCGAAGCTCCGATGGCACATCCACATATTGTCGATCGTTCTGATCTTGGTCGTAGAACAGAAGCATTTATTGTGGCAAATGATTTTGATAAAGAACTTAATGTTTGGCATGAGAAGGAGTACATTGAAGCATTGATTGCCGGGCCAGCATATAACAATCAGTTAACATTGGATTTCGAATGAAAGAGTTAGTATATTATCCATCACTGTCATCAGGAGGTTTTGCCAGCTGGTTGAAGAAAGACAAAGAGGTGGCACCTGGCATTCCAGCTAGATTCTATTCTCCGGAATTTCCAGAACCATGGCGTCATGAATATTTTCTGATCACAGCAGGTCATCATTACAAGAAGCCTGAGTCTCGAAAAGAGTATGGGTTAGGTGATAATGTGAAAGTTATGGGAGACTCTGGAGGATTCCAATTGGCTACTGGCGCAATCAAATGGAAACCAGAGTTCAAAGAAACTATATTTCATTGGTTAGAGAATAACTGTGATATTGGAGTTAATCTTGATATTCCGCCAAGAGTGAAGTATGAGGGTAAGTTCTATGAATGTTTAGACATCAGTTATGAGAACTTCAAATATTTTGCAGATAACCAATCCGGTAAGTGTGATTTTCTGAATGTAATTCAAGGTAACAATTTGGCAGAGTATGAGTATTGGTATAAGAAGGTAGCTGATTTTGATTTCAATGGTTGGTGTATCGGAGGTACTCAAAGTGGTCTTGTGTTGCTAATGCAAGCCATTGCAGTGATGTTACAGAACGGAGAGTTTGATAAGGAACGAAATCGTTACATTCACATCCTGGGTATTTCCAAAGTATCTGACTTCTTCATATTGGCATACTTTCAGAAAATGATAAACGAATATTACGGAGGTAGAATTCAGATATCAACTGACTCAAGTTCTCCCGGACAGTATCCTGTTTATGGTATTTATCTGCATTCGCCGCAATTAGGTAAGATGGTGTTCAATCAACTTCATTTTCCAAAAGGTGATGCATTGCCATACAAAGAGACAGATCCGGTTCCTAATCCATATGGCCATCCGGTAGCAGAAGGATTTACATTTGGAGATGTGGCCAAGTATGATGCTCCGTGTATGAATAAGATGACCATAAACAATCTGATTGTTTACAATGAAACAGTTCGTCAGGTTACAGAACTTGTGAAGTGTCATGATGAATTAGTAAGTTTGATGCTCCCTAATGAATTTTATCGAGCAATGACATCAATGAGAGAGATGTTTGCGCATCCAGATAAGGCATATGAAATCTATGAGAAGTCGCTGCCTTTATATAAGAAATACAGTTCGACGCAAGAAATATCAAACGACAGTGTATTAAACCATTTTTTTAACGTTACATAATTATGAAGAAAACAGAATTATTAAGTTTTATCAATCGTTATTATCTGAATGGAGCAGTGAATTCTGTGAAATGGAAAACATCAGATAACGGTTGTACTATTGAGTTCATATCAGATGATCAGAATGTGATAGGAACATTGACAAGCGATTCCATTAATTTAGGTACATCTGAATTAGGAGTTTATGCTACTCCATTACTAACAAAAATGTTATCAGCCGTATCAGATGATGTGGACATTGATGTGAACAAGGTTGGAGACAAGGCTGTCAGTTTAGCTATCTCAGATGGAGAAGTTAACATGACATTCATGTTGGCAGATCTTAGCATCATCCGTCAGGTTCCAGAACTGAAGAATATGCCTGATTGGAATGTGACTATTCCTATCACAGATGATTTTCGTAACAAGTTTATTAAGGCAAAGAATGCTATTCCGGATGCAGATAACTTTGGAGTGCATGTCAGTGCCGGTACGGCAGAGTTAGTTATCAATTATTCCACTATCAATAACAATAGAATCAAATTCAATATCGATGCCGATGATGCTACTGATATGGGCATGACATGCTTTTCAGCTTCGTTGCTAAAAGAAATGATGATGGCTAACAAAGATGCAACTCAGGCTAAGTTGGAAGTGTCTGCCGCAGGATTGGCTCGTGCCACATTCACCGGATCTGATTATGAGTGTACATATTTCCTAGTCCAATTACAAGTAAGCTAATGCAGGTCAAGTTCAAAAAATTGACACCAAAAGCTAAAGTGCCTTCATATGCAAATCCTGGCGATGCAGGTATGGATCTGTTTGCAGTAACGCATAAGATTGATACACGCCATCACTTTGCAGAATATCATACAGGTATTGCCATTGAGATTCCAGAAGGTCATGTAGGATTGATATTTCCTAGATCATCAAATTCCAAAAAGGATCTGATGTTAGCAAATTCAGTAGGTGTGATAGATTCAGGTTACAGAGGTGAAATCAAATTGAGATTCAAATTCAAAGAAGAAGCTCATTGGCCATCATTGAAGCGATATGCAGATGGCGACAGAGTAGGTCAATTAGTTATTATGCCAATCCCTTATATCGAACTTTTAGAGGTGGAAAATCTATCAAGTTCAGAGCGAGGAGAAGAAGGGTTTGGTTCAACTGGAAAATAGGTTTATATGTTCGGAAATCAGGAGAATACACTATGGGTTGAAGCGTTTCGGCCCGACACGTTAGATGGTTATGTTGGCAATGAACATGTTGTCAGCAAAGTGAAAGTTTATCTGGAATCAGGAGATGTTCCGCATCTGTTATTCTACGGGCAAGCAGGGACAGGTAAAACTACATTAGCAAAGATTATAGCAAAAGGAGTTGATTCAGATGTAATGTATATCAATGCATCGGATGAAAACAACATTGAAACTGTCAGAACTAAGATCAAGAACTTTGCAAGTACAGTAGGATTTCGTCGTTGGAAGATTGTGATATTAGATGAGGCCGATTACATGACTCCTAATGGTCAGGCAGCACTTCGTAATCTAATGGAGACCTTCTCAAAGACATGTAGGTTCATATTGACATGTAACTATGTTGAAAAGATCATCGATCCTATACAGTCCAGATGCCAGGCATTTGCTATTGAACCGCCTAATAGAAAGGAGGTAGCTAAGCGTATTGTGAACATTTTGAATGAACGTGGTATTAAGTACGACAATCAGGATCTAGTTACAGTTATCAATTCGGGATATCCAGACATCAGACGCATATTGAATTCATGTCAAAGTCAGATTGTTGATAATCAGTTAGTGATAGATGATAACAGTTTAGTTCAAGCAAATTACATGACTAAATTATTGGAGATCTTGAAAGGCCCATCTGATAAGAAAACTGCATTCAGAGATGCGCGTCAATTGATCAATGATAGCAAAGTGAAGGACTTTACGGCCTTGTACAGATATTTATTTGATGAACTAGATACTTATGCGGAAGGTAGTATTGCCGCAGCCATTCTTATATTGGCAGAAGCACAGTATCAAGACACATTTGCTGTTGACAAGGAACTTCATGTCATGGCAATGTTAATCAAATTGTTAAATGAAATAAAATAGAAGTTATGAGTAAAACAGTTAATATGCCAAATGATAACGCAGGTCAATCCATGGGATTGAAATTAGAAGATATGACAGACATTGTTTGTGAAAACTGCGGATGCCGATATTTCAATCAGGTACATGCATTCAAACGAGTATCAGCATTGCTATCACCTACAGGTAAAGAACAGATTGCACCTGTACCATCATTCCGATGCTCAGATTGTGGTCATATCAATGAGGAATTCTTAATCAAGTAAATGGCGAAAGCAGCTACTATATTTGATCACCTAGCTGGTATCACATATAAGAAAACACCTTGGGAATCATTATCGGAAGCAGATCGTAAATCATTTTCACCATATCTGATCAATCGATGGTTGAGCATGAACGAAGATCTGATAGAATATGTAGATGCATTTCAACAATACACAATAGGCCCATTATCAGTTCGAGAAGTATATAAACTGTATCTAGATCTGTTGCCGAAACAACGATTTAGGTTCAAATATATAAAAGGCAAAAAAGCTGCCAAATATAATAACGATCTGATAAAATTGTTATCAGAACACTTTCAACTATCCAAATCTGAAGTCACGGCATATGTTGATATCATGACAAAACAATGCCCTGACACTTTATCTGACATCTTGAAAAAATATGGTAAATCAGATAAAGAAATCAAGTCAATGATTAGGAATCGTTAGAATATTTCCTTATATTAAGGTATATGCATAAGTTATTGAAGTACAATTACAAAGAGCCAGAGTCTGGCGTTGCAAAGATATCATATTCACAATATGCCATGTATAGCAAATGTCCCAAGCAATGGGAGTTGGCATATGTGAAAAAATTAAGAACATTTCAGCAGTCCATACATACCATATTTGGTACGGCTATGCATGAAGTGTTACAGGAATATCTTGACACAATGTTCAATAAAACTGTGAAGGCAGCCAATCAAATGGATCTGCCTGGCATGCTCAAAGATAAGATGTACAATCTTTATAAAGAAGCTGTTGAAGAAATGGGTGAACATTTCTCTAACAAGTTCGAGCTGCAGGAGTTCTATGAAGACGGGGTTGCCATCATAGATTGGTTCAAAAGAAAGCGAGGAGGATATTTCAGTACTAAGTCAGATGAATTGTTAGGTATAGAGGTTCCGATATATCATCCGGTAAATGAATCATCTCCGGTGAAGATGTTAGGATTCATAGATCTTGTTATTCGTCATAAGAATAGCAATGAAATAACAATCATTGATTTCAAGACATCGACACATGGATGGAACAAGTATCAGAAAGCAGATAAACTGAAAGCATCTCAGTTAGTATTGTATAAGAAGTATTTTGCTGATCAATATGGGTTCGATCCTGAGAAGATCAATATCAGTTACATGATATTGAAGCGTAAGCTTATTGAAGGAGCAATGTTTCCGCAGAAACGAATCACAGAATTTGTTCCGGCAAGTGGTACAGTGACCAGGAATCGTTTGACCAGAGATGTGAATAATTTTGTGAATAACAGCTTCCAGCCAGATGGTAGTTACAATACAAATAAGAATTATCCGGCAGTTGGTGGTAAAGCATTGAAGAACTGCAAGTATTGTCAATTCAATACTGAAGAATTATGTCCTAAAGCAAATCGTATACGAGAATGAAAGTTGCAATGATCGGCAGTAAGCATTATCAGAACAGCAGAAAGATCAAAGAAACGTTAACAGCTTTGCGCAATAAGTTTCTTGATGATCTGCTTATCATATCCGGAGGAGGTCGTCACGGAGCTGATGCCATGATCAAAAAATATGCAATTGAATTTGGTATTGATTACAAAGAGTACAATCCAGCACATACGCCGCATAATTTGTATTCAGGAATGTCTGAAGGATATTATGGCCGTAAGTATCATGTATCTCAGTTTCATCACCGTAATGGGCTCATTGCAAAGTCTTGTGACGTGATGATGGTGTTTGTGCAACAAGGCGAATCTGTTAACGGATGTGCCTCAGCAATCAAAGCAGCAAAGAAATTAGATAAACCAGTTACAATTATATCATGAAACAGTATTTAACATATCATTTGAAATGGCAACTTGGTATCATAGTATCATTGCCGTGCATGTATTTATTTCAAGATGTTTTTCATTGGCCACATTGGGCAACCGTAATCGGTTTTCAATTTGTAGGGGCATTAATTTTCTGGCCAATTGACAAATTTATTTTCAATATGAAAAAATCAAAAGCAGAACAATAAATATTTATATTAAAGGTTATATATATGAGTCAAATAAAGTTACCAAAGCTTAGAAAGATAGACCCTTCTAAGCCAAAAAGAAAAAAACCAAAGATCTTATTAATGTCAGATGACCTCCGAATGCCTTCAGGTATCGGTGTAATGTCACGCGAATTTGTGATGGGTACAATTGATAAGTATGATTGGGTACAATTAGCAGCCGCAGTGAAACATCCAGATCATGGTAAAGTGATGGATGCATCAGACGATGTAGCACAGCAGACAGGAGTACATGATGCTTATCTGCGATTCTATCCATTTTCTGGTTATGGTAATGAATCAGCATTGAAGGAAATTATTGACTTGGAAAAGCCTGATGCCATTCTCCATTTCACTGATCCTAGATACTGGACTTGGTTGTATGATATAGAACATGAAATCAGGCAACAGGTTCCGATCATGTATTATAACATCTGGGATGATGTTCCATATCCTCATTGGAATGAATCATATTATGAAAGTTGTGATCTACTAATGAACATTTCACGGCAGACACAAAATCTTGTTAAGAACGTGATACGGAAACATCCTAAACCAGATTGGGCCGTACAGTGGGTACCTCATGGTGTTAATGAGACACAATTTTACAAGATAGATGAACTGCATCCTGAATGGGAAGATTTCCAACAATTTAAAACTGGATTTGCTGGTAACAATAATTTTGATTTCATTTTATTTTGGAACAATAGAAACATACGACGTAAGCAACCGGGTGATGTAATTTTAGCATATAAAACATTCTGTGATGGTTTACCCAAAGAGAAAGCACGCAAAACTTGTTTATTAATGCATACATCACCGGTAGATGGTAATGGTACTGATCTTTATGCTGTCAAAGAAGCTATATGCCCAGATTATAATGTAATGTTTTCTACAGATAGAGTCGATACTCGGCATTTGAACTATTTGTATAATATTTCAGATGTTACGATTAATATTGCTAGTAATGAAGGTTTTGGTATTTCGTGGTGTGAATCATTACATACCGGTACTCCTATTATCAATAATGTGACTGGTGGATTGCAAGATGGTTGTAGATTTGAAGATGAAGAAGGAAATTGGATAGAGTTTGATACTGAATTTTCAAGCAATCATATTGGTCGATACGAACAACATGGTATATGGGCACGACCAGTATTTCCGTCAAATCGTTCATTGCAAGGATCTCCACAAACACCATATATCTTTGACGACAGAGCCGATTTCCAAGATGTAGCGAAAGCAATCCGGTATTGGTATGATATGTCACCAGAATTCAGAGCAGAAGCGGGTCAGGCAGGTAGAGAATGGGTTCTTGGTGATGAATCCAAAATGTCATCTAGGAAGATGTGCCAGGCAATGTCTGAATGCATTGATGAATGTCTAAAATCATGGAAGCCACGTAAACGCTTTACATTATATAAGATTAATCAGCAAGAAAAAATTCAAAACACAGGAATAGTATTAAAATGAGACCATATATTGTTATACAAGGACCGGTAGCCACCAGATCTGGATACGGCGCCCATACCAGAGAATTGGTATTATCATTAATTAAAGAAGACCGGTATGATATTGAATTGATATCATTACCATGGGGCAGTACTCCAATGAATGCATTAGATCCGAATGATCCAGAGCATTCAGAAATATTGAAGCGTTTTGCAAAAGGTAACATAACTAGAAAGCCAGATATTTTCATACAAGTATCAATACCGAGTGAGTTTCAGCCGATGGGTAAATATAGCATTGGAGTTACAGCAGGTTTTGAAACAACTATCATTCCAGGCGAGCAGTTAGAAGGGTGCAATCGCATGGATCTTATCATAACAACATCAGAACATTCTAAACAATCAATTGAATCTTCTGTTTTTAATAAGCATGATGAGAAAACTAGACAAAAGATAGGCGAAATCAAGATGGAAAAACCATGTGAAGTATTATTTGAAGGTCTTAGGACTCATATATTCAATAAAACGTCACAGATCGGACCAGAAATAAAGTCTGAATTATCAGATATAAAAGATGATTTTTGTTATCTATTTGTGGGACATTGGCTGAATGGGAACATTGGCCATGACAGAAAAGATATAGGTATGATGATCAAAACATTCTGTGAAGCTTTCAAACGTAAACCGAGCAGTAAACGTCCAGGCCTGATATTGAAAACATCATCTGCTAAATTTTCTATCATAGATCGAGATCAAATACAAAAGAAGATACAGCAGATAATAGCTCCATATGGTAACAAAGCACCTAACATTTATTTGTTGCATGGAGATCTTACTGATGAAGAAATGAATGATCTATACAATCATCCAAGAGTGAAAGCCATGGTATCATTTACGCATGGAGAAGGTTTTGGTCGCCCATTATTAGAATTTTCTGCAATTGGCAAGCCTGTCATCGCATCTAACTGGTCCGGACATGTCGATTTTCTCAAACATGCAGTATTGTTACCAGGCGAACTTATGAAGGTAGATTCATCAGCTGCTAACAATTGGTTACTGAAAGAGTCTGAATGGTTCAGAGTAAATTATTCATACGCAGCTCAGGTACTGATTGATGTAATTGATAATTATAAAACTTATCAGAAACAGGCTAAGAAGCAGCAGGAATATGTATTAAATAATTTCACATTCGATCATATGAGTGAATTATTTGTGAAACGTATTGATAAAGCATTGGAATCAGTACCAAAAGAAATGAAATTAAATTTGCCAAAATTAAAGAAAGTGAATTCGGCAAATACATCTAAAGTTAAATTACCTAAATTAAAAAAAGTAGCAAATGAAGCCTAAAATTACTTATGATGCCATATCTCCGGTAACCGGAAATAATACTGTATTAGAAGAAGCAGATGAACAGACAGGAGTAGTTTCTATGATTTGTATGGAAACTGGTTATACAACCACAGATCAGTTAGTGCACGAATCAGATGCTCAAGAGGCATATGAAGCAGGTTTAACTGAATTAATGAAAGAAGCTCGAATAATTGACGCCGTCGGTCTATGCTGGTATCCTGCATTTATGCAATTACCAGGTGCTATGATATATCCAGATGGTGCTGCTGATAAATTTCATTATGAAGTAGCAGAGGTTGTGGAAATAATAGGAGAAGAGCGTAAAAAGTATCCTGTGCCTGGTAAAGAGGGTGAATATTTTACAGCTAGATTAGATGTGGATAATGCGACTCAGTTTGAAATGAATCAATTTGAGACTGCTCTGAATTTTTTCTATGAAACTGTTAACAAAAAGATGGTAGTTGATGCGGATTAGTTATGCCATAACAGTATGCAGCGAAGCTCAGGAACTTGATCGGCTAGTTTCATTTCTCATCAAACACAAACGTGATGAAGATGAAGTAGTTGTTCAAAATGATGAAGGCAATACTACATCAGATGTTTATGATATTATTCGAAAACATGGTGATGATATTGTTCATACCGAATATCCATTAATGAATCATTTTGCTAACTTCAAAAATAAATTGAAAGAGGCGTGTTCAGGTGATTACATATTCCAGATAGATGCTGATGAATATCCAGATCCAGATCTTGTAGCAACCTTACCATGGATACTCAAGGAAAATCCAGACACTGAAGTTTACTGGGTACCACGAATCAATATTGTGAATGGTATTCGCGCAGAACATTTACAGCAATGGGGTTGGAGAATGGATGCTGATAATCGTATCAATTTTCCAGATTATCAGTGCAGAATACTTAAAAATGTCGATCGCATCAAATGGATAAACAAGGTACATGAAATCATCATAGGACAGACATCTGAAGCTAAGTTACCTACCAATGATATGTACTGTCTACAGCATCCTAAATCTATTGACCGACAAGAAAAGCAAAACAATTTCTATAATACGTTATGAACATTTACGTTGACATTGACGAAACGATATGTTTCTATTCTGGCGATCGAGACTATAAAAAAGCCGAGCCAAATTTGGAAAATATCAAAAAAATTAATATATTATATGATGAAGGTAATACCATTACCTACTGGACAGCTCGAGGCTCTGTTACTGGTATTGACTGGTACGATGTAACAAAGCGACAGTTAGATAGTTGGGGATGTAAATATCAAAAATTAATTACAGGTGAGAAGCCTGCATATGATTTGTTAATTTGTGATAAAACTAAAAGGATTGAAGAGATATGATCAATGATAAATTAAAATCTATTGTTCCCATAGATTCTGAATCATATAATGTTTCATTGGATACAAAATTAGCTAATGCTGGTATTGATATTATGAATTGGCTTTTAGATAATGATAAATTAGAAGCTAGCCACTCATTCAATGATATTGATTATCGGTGGGTATTTGGTATCAGTGGAACAAATTCTACCGATTATATCATGAATAATCTACCGCCAGAATTAGCAGATTCATTTAAGAACGATGTGATTGATTATCTGGGATTGTCAGAATTATCTGTGAATGAAATAAAATTTGAATGCATAGGTCCTAATCAGTATGTAGATGATATACATTTAAAACGATGTAGATTCGGAGAGATTGAACCAGTACTGGAAGATGATATGCCATTTGATTATGAGCATAGTATATTTTACAGTGCATTATGGCATACAGACAAATCATTTGAACTGAACAATTACAAATTATTGGTATATCTCAATGATATCGATATTGATCAGGGAGGTCTAATGATAGCAGATCCTATCATGTCACCTAAAATGATTGACGAAAAATGTGTACTACACGAAGAAGGAAAGCGATATAAAGCTGATTCAATTGAAGGTCATGAAGTGATAGGAAAGTCTGGCACATGTGCTAGTTTTAATAGTCATATATTGCATAGAGCCAATTTACCAAAAGCAGGTTATAGACATTGCATGCATTTATCATTCTTATTGCCAGGCGATAAGCATAAACACGACATTTACAGTAAAAATCATATAAAAAATAACTAATGAAAAAGACATATATCATAGGCGAAATAGGTATCAATCATCAAGGTGATATTAACATTGCAAAACGTTTAATTGATATTGCAGCAGCTGCTGGTTGTGATGCTGTGAAGTTCCAGAAGAGAAATCCAGATGTATGTGTACCTGAAGATCAGAAAAGTAAGCCTAGGAGTTGGCAGGGCGAAGATATGACATATCTCGAATACAAATACAAAGTGGAATTTGGAAAGGCAGAATATGATGAAATTGATGCTTATTGTAAACAGCAAGGAATTGATTGGTCAGCATCACCATGGGATATGGATTCATTGAACTTTCTAAGTCAGTATGATATACCATTTATCAAACTACCATCAGCCATGTTAACAAATCATGAGTTGCTCCGTGCATGTGTAGCAACCGGAAAGCGTGTAATATTTTCAACGGGAATGTCTACCCAGCAAGAAATTCATGAAGCTGTACATGTATTACGTGAAGCGAAAGATGAGTTTAATAATGAGCATGAAATAGGATTATTGCATTGCAATTCCACATATCCAGCTCCGATCGAAGAGTTAAATTTGTCCGGCATAAAAACATTGACAGAAATGTATCCTGATTTTGAAATTGGATATTCGGGCCATGAATTCAGATTAGGAACATCAGTAGCAGCCATATATCTAGGAGCTACTATAATTGAACGTCACATCACTTTGGACAGAACCATGGAAGGTTCGGATCATATGGCATCAGTGGAGCCGCAAGGATTATTTAAATTAGTATCAGGTATCAGAGAATTGGAAAAGGCATACGGAGATGGTATCATAACTGTGACTGAATCAGAAATACCTGTTAGGAAAAAATTGAGAGGATAATATGAACGATTTTAAATACTTATCAGAAAAGATATTGAATGCTGAATTTGCGGATGCACCGTTTAAGCATTTACTAATCGAAGACTTCTTAAGTGAAGAACATCTAGAGCAAATTCTAAATGATCAACAGATTCATTGGGATGAGACAAAAAATACCGAAGAACTCATCTCTAAACTTTATCAAAAGAATTATGCCGTGCAGAAGTTTCCAGGTTGTATCACAGATGTATATGAATATATCAGAAGATACAATAATAATGATTTTCCGACCGGACGCAAAGGCAATCCAGTTGAAAGTTTCGGTATCACATTCAGATTGCAAAAATATGATAATCCATTTATTCAGGAATTGGTGAATTATTTGAATGGGGCTGAGTTCAAGGCAGCATTGACAACTAAATTCAATATTACTGCAGAAACAAGAATCATCACGGCCATTCAGAAGAACTTGTCACATTATGAGATAAGTCCACATCCAGATGTGCGAGAAAAGGCATTGACGTACCTGCTCAACATTAATAAAAATTCTGATGTAGATAATGATGATGTTCATACACATCTTTTGAAATTTAAAGATGAATGGAAATTCATTCCTGAATATTGGAAAACACATTTATCTAAGAACAGATGCTGGATACCATGGGATTGGTGCGAATCAGAGGTCGTTTGTAATAAAAACAATTCAATAGTACTTTTTGCTCCGGATATTGATACATTGCATGCAGTAAAAATGCAGTATGATCATAACAAATATCAGCGTACTCAATTATATGGTAACTTGATGGGAGTGAATGGTATTGTACCGCAAATGAATTGGAAAGAGCTGGAAGCTATTAAAAATGCTGGATAAATTCATAAATAAAAATATTTTAATCTTAGGTGCTGGTACATCTACTCTCGATGTTAAATGGGAAAATTTAGACTATGACTATGTTTGGACATGTAATGATTTCTATATATCAGAAAGATTATCAGACACTAAGATAGATTTAGCATTGATAGGTTACAATACAGACATTGAGAACACATCATTTCGTGACAGGCTACGCAAGGATGATCCTATGATTTTGATCGAGCCACATCATTACAGAGAAAAGGTTCATTCCAAAGAGTTGAAAGAATTCAGTTCAAAGTTTGATGTTTTTTGGGTCGACATTCCATTTAATAGTATTGCCGGCGCAGCTGCTCGATTAGTAAAACTTGCTTTGATGTGCGGTGCTAAGAACATATATTTTGCTGGAGTTGATGGATTTAACAGAGATTTCAGTAACGCACATGCCTTTACTGGTCATGTAGGATTGAAAGACACTGATACTCGCAGAGAATATAAAATATATCATGAAGGTTTTGTGAACTGTTTCGAGCAATATCTAGATGATGATTATTCCTGTTTACAGAATCTAGGCGAAGGATTTGATTATAATTGTGGCACAGAAATAAGTAAAAAATATTTTCCATTACGTACAGAGGTATATGAAAAAATTAGATGACATAGCAATCATTGTTCAGGCAAGACTTGGCTCTCAGAGAGTGCCCAGGAAAATGTTACGAACATTTGCTGATACAACACTGACTGAGATATTATTTGAAAAACTCAAATCATCTCAAATAATATCCATGGACAATGTATACTTTTCAGCATGGGAACAGGAATTGAAAGATGTTGCTGCAAAACATGGAGTTCATGTATTTGATCGTAGTGAAGCATCTGCCAATGAAGATAATGATCTACAGCTTATCTATGAATGGCATGATAAGTTACCATATAAGTACGTGGTGTTAATCAGCGCATGTAATCCGTTATTAAAAATTGAAACAATTGATGAGTTCATAAGAAATTATGCAAAATCTGATAAACAAGGAGCATTTGCTGTATTTGAAAAGAAGACATATTATTGGGATAGTTCCGGATCGCCGATCACTGATTGGAAACAGGCTAGTATAATGAATACCAAAGTTGTGGAACCAATATTTGAAGCGGCGCATTGTTTATATGCCAGTCCATTGAACATTATTAAAAATGGGTATTGGATGGATACAAATTACCCACCTCAGCCAGAATTATTTGTGATGTCAGAGCTCGAAGCGTTTGACATTGATTACGAATGGCAATTTAAAGTAGCAGAAACGTTATGGCAAGAAAAGTTATTACAGTAGAGTACGACAATATTCCTTATAAATTATACGTTAATACGAGCGATACAAGGTCTGGATTAGTAGAGTCCAGAAAAGGTACACAAGAAGGCAAAGTTAAAACATGGAAAAACATTATTAGAAAATTAAGTCCAGATAGTGTATTTGATATAGGAACAAATTATGGAGAGTTCTTAGTGCCTGTTTTGGATGTTGCCAAAAAAATAAAAGCTTATGAACCTAATGAAAGTGTATTTAATTGTTTACGAGAAACAGTTAAAGGATGTAATAATGTAGAAATAAATAACGTCGCTGTAGGAAATTGTACAAAAACAGTTAAACTATATATACCAAAAAGTTCTGGTAACGGTAGTATCGATTTAAATTGTATTACTAATAAAACTGGAGTAATAACACAAGATGTTCAGCAATTTGATGTAATAGATGTGCTTGGTAATGTCACTGAATTTGTTATGAAAATTGATGTAGAAGGTATAGAACATACAATATTACAAAGAATACATGAAAAAGATAATTTTATCAATTATGTTATAATGTTTGAATTTAATAGATTTGATAACAAAGAAGCTTTGGATATTATAGATAAGTTTTTAGTTGGTAAACAAGTTATGGGTATCGGTAACAATGAAAAACAATTAATACCTGAAAATTTTCATACATACAGATCAGGCGATATTAGTAAATTTAATAATGCTCATGACATAATTGTTTCAAAAAATATTATTTGGTAATGAAAGATCTAATTAAAAAATTTATCACCGAAGAAGACATGCAATTGATTGATTCTATTACAGGTAAATCGATTAAAGCTGTTATCGATTCTAACGATTTAAATGAGTTTAATAATAATAGTAAGCATGTAGTTTCTGAGTTTGATGTAGATGGTATTCATTTACTTCGTTGCATATTAGCTGAAAAAATATTTGATTATAAACGTGCAAATTTCGAAGTAAATGAATATACTAATAAGTTTTTACATGATGGTGTTTTAGTATTGGAACCTGGAATAAAGCATGAAACATTTTTAGATATAATGAAATATGTTACAGCTGATGAAAATTTTGATATAGGACGCTCATGGGTAAATCGTACAAGAATAGATACTGCATCTGATTATGATATACAGTGTACAATGCATGTAGATACATTTCATCCTTGTTTTAAGGTATTCCGTTATAATAACGATGTTAAGCTCGAAAATGGTCCATATTCTTATGTATTAGGGACCAATAAAAATTCCAAAGAAAAGTTGACACTGCTTTACGATCTATCGATGCGTAGAAGTCATAACTTAAGATTTAAAAAGGTAACTAGAAATTCTAATCATATTTTATGGACTGATAGTTTACGTCTAGCCACTACTAAAGATTATTGTATTGACACAAATCAAATAAATAAATACTTATCGTCATATGGATTGCAGAAAGAAACACTTATTACAGGAAAAAAAGGATCTGTTATAATAACAGATACTAGCGGTTTTCATAGAAGGTATCCGACCACAAAAGGTTATGTTAGAGACAGTAGTAGATTAATTTTGAAAAGACTAAATCCATTTTTAATATAAAAGATTATATATGAGTTATAAATTTGCACACATAGGATCGTATAACAGAAATTTAGGTGATAACATTGCATTGTATAATGTGAGAAAAGAATTTGATGCCCAATATTCTGATATCGAATGGCATTCTTTAGACATAGGAATGTTCTGGAATCGTAAAAACAATATTAAATTTGTTATTGAATTCTTCAAGCAGAATAATTTCGATGCCATAGTTGTCGGCGGAGGCGGCTTGATTGAATATAGAGGATATGAACAACATGAAACCCATTTCAAGTTACCATTCAATGAAGAGATAATGAAATCATTGAACTGTCCCACATATTTTGTTGGATTAGGTATCAATTATTTCAGAGGTAGAGAGGGTTTCTCTGATGAAGCAAAGGCTTCTTTGAAATCTATGATTGAATTGTCATCAAAATTTTCATTGAGAAATGACGGCTCAGTTGATATTTTGAAGGATCTCGGATTGCATACTGATAAAGTCATTGAAGTTCCAGATCCAGGCTTGATTTTCGATTATGCTAAGATTGAAAAGTATGGTCAATTAGAAACTAATGTAATTCAGCCAGCATTCAATACTAGTCAGCATATTAATGAACATAGGTTCAATGGCGAAGCAAACATTAAAAGTATTGTCGAATTTGCTAACAATAGTAAATTAGTGGCAATGCCACATACCCCAAAGGATTTTAGATATTTTTCAAATTTCATCATTGATTCGAGACAGTTGACTGATATGTTGGCATTTGATTATACATCAGAGTTGGTTAAAGTGTATTTGAATTTCGATTCCATAATAGCATTCAGGGGTCATGGACAATTAATTTCCATTGGAATGAATATACCTGGATTATATTTCAGCACACAGGACAAAGTGCGTGACTTTTCATTAAGAAATGGATTTGAAGATTATAACATTGATATCAATGACGAAGATTGGTTAGATCAATTGCGCGGCAAACATTTCAGATTGCTAATGGATTCCACATACCGCGAAACATGGTATAAGATCAGAAATGCATCAATTAAAAAATGGCATGAGTCATTGAAAAATTTTATTTCAACTTGTAAGGATTGATGGATGCGATGTATTATTTGTAACACTGTAATGCATGAAGCATCTGTGAAGGATGTGTATAAATGTCCATCATGTAAGCATGTATTCGTAGATTATCAGGATGATGGTTTATCTTATCATCGCAATGAATATAGAACTAATAAGCATGGTAATAGAACGACTGGTGAAGTTATAGATGGTAAGTTTACTGATAAGTTTCATAGTGTCAGACACCATATCATGAAAAGTCGTTGTAATATTATAAAAAACATCGTCGATGATTGTGATAGTATGTTAGATATTGGAGCCGGCGGAGGATCATTTGTCAATATGGTTCGTGATCGGTTCAAACATTTACAAATTGATTGTCAGGAAATTAGCAATCTTTGTGTTAACAATCTTATTGAATATGGCTATGAAAATGTATATCATGGAGATATTAATGATATTGACTTTAACAAATCATATGATCTGGTAACATGTTGGCATGTCTTAGAACATATCAAAGACTTGCATGCGTTTGTTGATACAGTTGATAAAATTACAAATCGTTATTTGATATTGGAAGTTCCTATTAAAAGACGTTTGAGATATCCAAATGATGGCGGCTGGGATGGTCATTATCATTATTTTTCTGAAGAATCAATGAGAATGTTATTTTCTGATAAATTTAAACATATCAATATTGAAACACCTGGTATTCAGAAACCATCAATGACAGTTATATTACAGAAATGAAAAAGAAGACGAGTCAGATAAAACAGCAAATGCATGCGTTGGATTCGATAGAAGAACGTTTAGAATTATTGAACGGCGCATATGAAGGTGATGTCGCATATCTTGTTACATGTGGCCCTAGTCTAACTAAACATGATCAGAAAGTACTGAAATCAAAACTGAAAGACAAATTAGTCATCTGCGCAAAACAATCTTTCAATTATCTTAGTGATATATGCGATTTTCATTTGATATCCACATATAATTTTCAGCCATATACATATGACAATGAGCATACTATAAAATCCTGGCAACTTACTGCTAGTAACATGGATAATGAACTGCATAGGATAATTAATGAATGGCAACATGATATTGATATCTATTTTCCTGTCATTTCAGGTCCATGGATAACATTGGAAGGTACTACTGCATATACAAGAAATTTTGACAATTGGAAACAGTTGGGAACTGATACGAGAGTTATGTGGGGGCCAGGTATATTATATGAATCTGGATTTCCATTATGTTATCTACTAGGTGTGAAGAAAATTGTCACAATAGGTTGGGATATTGGGGACTTATCTAGATATCAAGGAAATGATCGTGATCCGAATTGGATTGAACAGCATTCGCAGGATCTGTATACAGCAAGTGTAGGCCGAGGTCCTAGCTATACAGAATTGAAAAATACAATTGAATGCACGACAGCAATGTATGACTGGTTTGTTCGAGAAGAAATAGATGTTGAAATATTATCAGACACAAATCCAGCAGATGAAAGATTTAAAAGAATAACAATAAACGAGATATGAATATGAATATAGTTACTATTTACAGAATCAGTGATCATTCCAATCCTGAAAAAATTAAACCAGCATATGCTAGTAAAGAAGATTGCCTACGAACATTGGTAAGAGAATTTGGTTCAGAAAACCTGCATGTCATATGTGATAATGTATCTCAAGAGACATTTGATATGGTCAAGCGATATTCTGACAATGTAGAATTGACAAATAATGGAAACACTGGCTCATTCTTATACAGTTGGAACAAAGCATATGAACTAACAAAAGATATGCCAGCAGATACAATTGTGTATCTTGTAGAAGATGATTACATACATTGTCGCGGCGCTAAGAACATTTTGATTGAAGCTTTTGAAGCATTAGGAGCTCCATATGCTACATTATATGATCATCCAGATAAGTATCAGGATAAAGAAGATAGTAGATTTCAGTGGGGACATGGAAAAATAGACATTGATGATGATGGTGTTCGCAAACCACTCAATGTGTATTGTCACGGCGAAGATACCGTTGTGTATGCATCCAAATCATGTCATTGGAAATTAACTAGTAGCACAACAATGACGTTTGCAACAACAGCGGAAAACATCAGAGAAGACAGAGATGATATGATGCAATTACATACTGGTAAACCATTACCAATGGGAGGAGCTACATTCAGATTATTGGCCGGCAAAGGAAAAGGCTTGATAAGTTCAATACCAGCATATTGTGGTCATGCAGAGGAACGATGGTTACCATATTTTAGAAATTGGGAGGAAGAAGCTAATTATGCCAAAGACTAAGTTTGCCATAGGATGTTTAGTGCAATGGTATGAATGTGATATCATTAATGAATACATTGATTCATTGAAAGATGCAATGACCGAATACGATGGTGATGTCATTGTCGACTTCTGGATAAGTTCCAATCAGCAATTAGAAAAATGTATCAGTAAAAAACAATTGGCTGAATGTTTAATTAAAATAAAACAATCTATTCCAGCAGAGTGGTCAGTCAATTTATCACCATTACTTGTTACCATTGCAGATTATCGGCGTGAGTTCAATGAAAAATATTGCGATTCAGTAGATGTGCTGATATGGGGAGAATCTGATATGTTAGCTCCTAAACAAATGTTTTCAGTATTGGATATGTTGCATCAATCTCAATCAGCTACATCACCAAAATATTTAGCATTTTTTGGAACATGTAAGATGTGGGATGATTCTTGGAGACCGGTTGAACATGTTATGATGACAGACAAGCCTGTGGATAACAAAAAATGGTGGGGCACTAGATATGTTATGAGCAAAGATGAAATGAATAAAATTAATGATGTAGAGGAGTTGGATGTACGAATCGCCTCACCTCATAAATTTAACGGTTGTGGTTTGGTCATATCATCTGAAGTCATTAAGGCGGGAGTGAATATTCCTAAATCTGTATTCTTCACTCATGAAGATTCGGCTTTCATGTATATGACAAATAAAATTTTAGGAAACATTCCTCAATATGTGATTAAAAATATTTTGTTAGTACATAACAGAGAACATCCTAAGAAGCGTTGTTATGTGGCTGATGAAAATGGTGACACATTAGGAGAGCGTCGTAATTCTAATAACTGGTATAAGATAGCAGGGAAAATGTCTGAAAAGAATTCGCATAACTTATTCAATCCTGCTTATAATGCATTAACATGGAAAGATGTATGGAACAACATAAAATAACAACTTGCATATCTACAAATAATAATTTAGAGTATTTGAAACTAGCTGTGCAATCTGTGCGACAAAATGCATATTACAATGATATGCCAATCATAGTTTATGCAGAAAATTGTGTAGATGGTACCAATGAATGGCTGGCTGATAATGAATATGATATAGAATATTACATTGAGCATAATGAACAGGAAAAAGGCATCGGCGGCGGAATGAATTTCTGCGTAGATAAAGCCCAGACAGAATTTGTCAATATCATACATTCAGATATGTGGATAGCACCTAATCAGGATTTGGAGTTACTCAATCTATATGATGATATTGGAGATACTAGACTCATAGCCTCATCATTTAGAATACAGCCAAAAATATTTCCTAATGATCCAGATTATCGCCCAGGCACGGTGTTTGTTCCATTAGATGCATTCGGTGCCTATCATCATAATTTTGAAAATGATATCTTTGACGACTGGGCTCGGGAATTCAGTGACAATAATGATATCGATGTTAGAAAAGGAGGAGGTGCAGGTTTCTTTTGCAAGAAGGAAGATTATGAATGGATAGGAGGAAATGATCCATTATTCGCTCCAGCCAGCTGGGAAGACATGGACTTATTTATTAGAATGCAGTTAGAGGGGTATGAATTCAAAATGACCAGCAAATCAGTAGTATATCATTTTTCAGCTAGGGGCAGTCACTTCAGAGACGAAGCAAAAGACAATTTCAAAGGAAAGTCGCAGAGACAGCAGACCGCAGAGCAGATCAATATGCAGAAATTTATAAGAAAATGGGGCAGATTGCCAGACCATGATAATGATACCTTCGTTAAACCAATTCACGGTACAAATGTAAAAACAAGATTATGAAAATAAGTTTAATTCAACCATCGAGAAATAATTTGAAATATCTCAAATGGTCATATGACGCCATCAGAAAGAATCAAGGCGATCATACGGTACAGATCTGCGTAGCTGATGATGCATCAACTGATGGAACTTGGGAATGGTGTCAAGAACGCATGACCGCAGATGAACATTTCAGTGCTATAAGAAATGATACAGGCGAAAGATTAGGTCATACCATTCTATATGATCGTTTGATTAATGAAGTTGCCATACATGATATTGCAATGATATACCATGCTGATATGTATTTATGCCCTGGAGCATTAGATGCTATAGAAAATGAAATTGAGCCAGGTATCATTGTTTCATTGACAAGAATTGAACCGCCATTACATCCTGATGGACCTGAAAAGATTTTAAAAGATTACGGAGTTGAGCCAGAAGAGTTCAAAGAAGATGAATTGCTTGAATTCATTAGCCAGAGGATACCGACAAATGATACAACAGAAGGTATCTTTGCTCCTTGGGCATTTTATAGAAAAGACTTTCAAGAAATAGGCGGTCATGATCCATTATATGCTCCGCAGAGTAAGGAAGATTCTGATATTTTCAATAGATTTCAACTGAATGGTATCAAATTTGTTCAGACATGGCATGGGTGCGTATATCATATGACATGCAGGGGCAGCAGACGCAATACAGTTGATAAAGCTACAAGCATTTATCAGGATTCTCCCGAGTGGTTAGCGCAGAATATGAGATCTACTAGAAATTTCATAAGAAAGTGGGGTCATTTTGTGAAGCATGATGCTCTAATGAAGCCAATAGTCCCTCCTAAGTATGATATCGGTATTCATATCAAAAATACTACGGGACAATTGTTAGAAGTTCTGGAACCATGGTGTACGAGCATGTATACGGATATAAATTTTCAGTCATATGTTCATATGGAACAGCCTAACACTGATTTCAATATACTAAATAAAATGTACGGCATTGAAGATGACATAACAAATGACATCACTATTTATATTGATGGTAATACATTCACAAATGAAGACATGTACTACATTCAGGAGATATCATCCATCATAGCAGATAATGGAGAGATAGGAGAGTTTGAATTAGGCAATCTTCATATTGAAATAAATGCAATGGTTACATATGAGCATGAATTAATAAATTGTAAACGATGACATACTACATACTTTATCCAGGAGACAAAGAATCTGATACCATATATGAGGATCGTAAATTAGGAGAAAATAATGGCTTTGGAGTATTCTGGGCCTCCGAAGGTTTCAGGACAATGAGGAAAATGATTGAAACCGAATCTGAACTAATCAGCCAGGCCAGAATATTCACTGAACAAGGAAAGCAAATTGATGTTGAGACATTCTTAACAGAGATCAAAACATTACAGATAAGAGAGAATTGATCATATTTATATGAAAAGCATATTCCATGGCTAAAATAATTTATACTACTGGAAGACTGATTGTCACCGGTTCCGACACATTCACTGTACATAATGCTGTTAGTGGTACTAGAGAATTGCTATTCAGTGCCTCATATGGTGATCCTACTTATAATCTGGTAACATATGATACCGGATCTGGTAAATTGTACATCACATCATCGGCTGACGTATTTTCAATATCAAATAATCCAGGCGGCCCAGCTAATTCAGTACAGATACATAATAATGGTGTAATATCTGGATCTAGCAATTTCACATTTGTTGATGCTGAAAGTACTCTGAACTTGACTGGTAGTTTTGTAGTTACCGGTGATATGAGTGCTAAAGGACCTAACCGATCGGTACAGTTTAATGATAACGGAAATTTATCAGGATCATCAGTTCTGACTTTTGATAAGACCACTGACACTTTGGAGATGACTGGTTCCACAATATTGTTGGCATCCGAAGCATCTGCTCTGTCCATGGAAATGAATGAATCTGCTTCATTTGAGTTCCTAACAGGAGCCGCTAATTCAGGCTCATTTATAGTTCAAACATCACCCGATACAGGTAGAGGGGGATTAGAATCATATTTTGGACAAGGTATTGCTACAGCAGCAGGTCAACCCATATCTAACCAAATATTTGGGTTAAAATACACATCAGGTTCTAGTGCATCCGAAGGTGAACTTTCCATGACATTTGGTAAACGAGATCTATCTAACTTAGGTGGAGCCAACCAAAATAACTTTTATGTGACCTATGAACCATCAGGTATATTTACAAATGCTCAGGGCGAATTAGAATTCTTTGTTGGTGAGCATCTCAATGTTGGTTATGGTGTATTGTCTGTATATAGGGGCGGTGCTTCTAGTACAACACAAACATCCTCATTTGCTGGTTATTTTTCCGCATCAGCATTTTCAAATCAACAGCAATATACAAGACCATTTGCACTGAGCACTTTGGCACAGGTAGATGATACCAACCCTGCCTTCGTTATCAATAAAGATGTCACTGATCTGACATCAGAAAATCTGGTCATAGATTATGGCGGTAACATTCATATGGATGGTCGATTGATATTCAGATCAGACATTGCCTCTGAGATATCTGCAAGTGGTAGATTGAACATCACCACAACCGGTGATCAGATTGCGTTGCAAGCTGATGGAGGTAATGTAGTTCGTATACTTGCCAAAGGTAATACAGAAATGTTCGGCGCGAAGAGTGGCTCTCAAACATTGGAGCCTGGTCCTACATTGAGGAACATATCAACTAGTTTCTTATATGCTAAGGATGGCGTTGCCAATGTGTTTGTCACATCATCACTGCGAGCGGCTACTGCATTGAACACAGAGACATTGGATTACAGAGGTGATGCCATTGTCGGCGTAGGTTCATATAGTAGCGGCCCTAACACCAGCCCAAAAGGTGCCATAGTCGCACTCACAGGAAGTCAATGGGGAGTTGCCAGCTCAGGTTCCGGCGCATGTGCATCATCATCTCTGGCAATTGCACTGACAGGCGGAGATCAAGGCACTGGAGAATATCTGTTAAATGGCATTGTGAATTTACCATATGCACCTGGCGACCGTGTCGGACAGTTGTTATATCTAGGAGATAACGGATCTGCATCAGCAGTACCACCAAGCAATCCTGCGCATTTCTCAATACCTGTTGGATATTATCTCGGCGCTAACACAATGTACTTCAGCCCAGACAGAACAACGGGCGGAGCCAATACCGTATCTGCGACAATTACTAATCCAGGAGGCTCGGATACACAAGTACAGTTCAATGATGGTGGTATATTCGGTGGATCATCAGCATTCACATTCAATAAGACAAGCAATGCATTGACATTGACTGGTAATCTTACCGCTTCTAACAACATCAGTGCAAGTGGGGACATCATTGGATTGTCAGCTTCATTTGCTAACTTGTCAGTGTCAAACCTGGCCGCCATAGGAGATAGTCAAACAGATACAATCAACATAACAGGTAATTCACTGTTTATGCTTGAAGAAAACAATAATGGTACATTTAAAATTCGCGAAAATGCGACACAAGTTGATATACTTGCTATCCAAGCCGATGATACGCCTAGAGCAATATTTGCATTCGATCCTACTCATTATGACAATGACGTTGATGGTCAAGGTAGAATTGGTTTAGGTGTAGCAACTGCTAGCATTGCATCAAAATTACATATCAATTTGTTAACAGGTTCCAATGCTCCGACATCAATTGTCCGATTTGATGCTACTGGTAATGACAACATAATGTTTGTGTCATCATCAGGTAATGTAGGTATTGGCACCGGTGCTCCGTCAGAATTACTAACTGTGGCTGGAAATGTCAGTGCATCTGGATTGTTGTTCGTATCGGCTTCTGAAAATTCGGGACAGTCTTACCGTGTCTTGGTACAAGATCTTGCGACTGGCAGAGTTTATTATACTGGTTCATACGCAGATCTTTCCCCATATACATCAGGATCTGGCATTGGTGATATTCGGCCAAAATTAGGAAGTAATTTATCAAGCGGTTCATTTAATACAGTCGGCGGAGGTCAAGGTAATCAGGCATTTGGCTCTAATTCATTTATAGCAGGCGGTTCTGGTAGTATTATTGAGTCAGGCAATGCTAATGCGATCATTGGCGGCCGAAATAACAGTATCAGTGGTAGCAATGATAATCTCATTGCAGGTAATGGCAATGTGATAGATGCGGGTAGTCAGAATGTGGCACTTGGTAGTGGTAATACTTTGACATATGTTTTGAATAATCAGTCATTTGTGCATGGTTTAAGTAATAGTAGTATGGCACCTGGTTCCTTTGTCACAGGACGAGGTAATACTATATCAACTGAAACCAATTTGTACCGAATTGGAGGTCGCGATAATACCATTAGTGGTACTGAAAATAGCTCACAAAATCCAGGAGGTATCTTTGCCGGAGCAAATAATACATTAGGCCCTGCAATTGCTAGAGGCCAAATCATTGTGGGAGGTAATAATAATACATTGAATGGTAGAGTTGGTAACAGTGTTATATTAACTGGTAATGGTAACATCATTGATGATAGCGTTCAACCGACTAGTCAAACAAATGAATCATATTTGTCCATTCTGAATGGAAATTCCAATCAGATAACTGGTTCCGCACCTACAACCGATGCAGCGAAGGATCAATGTGGAAAATTCAGTACAATTATTAATGGCGAATCAAATAGAATCCAGACCGGCGGGGCTACGACACAAACCTTGTACAAATATAATACAATTGTAAATGGAACTAATAATTTAATTTCAGGTTCAGGCATCACATCCGATGTGTCAGGATTATATAACACCATTGTAAATGGAGCTAACAACATAATAATGCCAGATGTATCAGGTTCCACCATCGTAGCTGGTCATAATATCAAAGCAGATAGATCTGACACAGTTTATGCTGCCAATTTATCATTAACAAATTTACCAACATCGGCTGCAGGATTACCGGTAGGGGCAGTTTACAGAACTGGTTCAGCATTTGATGAATTAAAAATAGTAGTATGAGTAATTTCAATAGTTTGTACATATTTGCAAAGGGTTATGCCCAATTGGCTAACGGAGATCAACATCTAACAAAAAATAATTCAGATCTGACTTCTTTACAGCCATTGATTGATAATGTTAAAAGTCTGAGACCTGATGGCGTAGCAGAAGGTGATTATCATGTCATAAGAATATTCAAAGGTGTTAGATCACAATACATTAGCAGTGCTGATGGATGTTCTTACAATGTGACGTATAATAGCATTGATGGTACACTGATTGATAATCTTGTAACAGAACTGAAAAGCTGATGTTGAAATTACGTACATTGCTTGAAGGCAGAAAGTTGCGGGTTTTTGATTTTGATGACACATTAGCAAAATCAGATGCACTGATCTATCTTACAAAGGCGGACGGTACTGAGATTGAATTAGATCCAGGCGAGTATGCAGTATACAAAGAAGAGCCAGGCGATGAATTTGATTTTCGAGATTTCAATAAAATGCTCAGAAATCCTAGAGCAATTAAACAGAACATCAATCTTCTGAAAAAGGCAATGTCAAATCCTCAGAACAAAGTCACTGTGTTAACTGCTCGAGCATTGGTATTTCCATTACGACACTTCTTTAAACATCAAATAGGCATTGAACCATACGTAGTAGGTGTTGCAGGCGCTGATCCGAGATTGAAATCCAGATGGATAGAAAAACATATTCAGAAAGGATATGATGACATATTCTTCATGGATGATTCCAAAAAGAATCTCAGAGCTGTAGAACTACTTCGCAACAGATATCCAGGAGTGAAGATTGTAACTCAGTTGGCAGAAAATGTAGCGCCTGATCATGATGGCAAAGCAGCACCATATGGTTCTGGATATAAACCTACCAAGAAGAAGAGAAGAACAGAGACCATCAGGAAGGTTGACAATGATTGGGTGGTATATCCTAAGAAAGGTGGTAAACGATTAGGTACTCATAAGACCAAAAAAGCTGCTTTAAAACAATTAGCGGCTATCGAAATCAATAAAGCAAAGTCAGAGGGTATCCAAGAGGATAGTACTCGAACTACGAAGAAGGGTGGTAAAGGTACTCTCAAAAGAAAGATGACCAGAGCTGGGTATGGAGGTAAGATCACCATATCAAAATTACAGAAATTCAAGAACAGAAAAGGTGCCACAGCGCATGACAAGGCACAGGCGAACATGGTTATCAACTTCATGCGTGCAAATCGTAAAAAATAAGTTATATATGAAAAATTTGTTATTAGGAATGGGCTTATCATTATTAGCTCATATAATGATCTGGTTTCAGGCAAATCTGCAATTTTTTAACACGTGGGCCAAAAACAATACAATAGCTATTGCGTTGATATTTGCGATACCAATTTCATTATGTGTGATCAAATCTACTTCGTTCCTGGTAGCACATTTTGATGGACTGTTCTGGCCCGGCCGGCTGCTCGGTTTTGGCATGGGTAGTTTAGTTTTTGCAACTTTGATCTATTGCATAATGGGCGAAGGCATTAACATGAAAAGTTTTATCAGTATTCTGTTATCTATAGCAATTGTACTGATACAAATATTTTGGAAGTAGCTATAGTAGTATATTTATATTAAACTGTTTATTCTATGAAACCGTTGAACACATTTAACAATGTAATATTAGGCCAGTTCGTACTTACTGGTATTCCCATCAAAGTTTATGTTGATGGAGTTTATTATACTATCACATCAGCAGATGATCTAGAAGATCCTATATATGGTTTCGGAATGGATGAAGACGGTCGTATGCATGAATTTGATTATCGCCGAATTGATCATCTGCTAGTGAATGGTAACAACATCACATTGGATGCATTCAATGATGCCATGGCTAAAGAATTTGGAAGCGATGATACTGCTAAAAAAGAAGAGCCTGCCAAAGAAGAGCCAGCTGCTGAGGAAGAAGGTGAAGAAGAAGTAACTGAAGAAGGCTTGTTCCCGACTATGAGGGATATGGTCAGTGAGATCACAGCCGCAGAACAAAAAGCTCAGTTAGCTGCATTGGATGCTAAAGAAGATGTAGCAAAGGATGAACTCAAAGCTGCCAAAGAATTGGCCAAAGTAGCAAAGGATAATGCCAAAGGCGCAAAGGATAAACAGAAAGCTTTGAAAGATGAAACCAATATAGTGAAAGATCAGATCAAGGCTGCTAAAGAGCAACAAAAGATTTCCAAAGAAGAGGTTAAGAGTGCTAAAGAAATGCAAAAATACGTCAAAGATAAAATAAAAACAATTAAAGATGAAATTGCAGTTGCTAAGGATGAGATTGCAATAGCAAAAGATGAGCAGAAGCAGGCAAAAGATGCTCAGAAAGCAGCACAGGAAAAGATGAAATCAGTGAGTGCAGAGAAATCGCAATTAGCTTCAGAACCAATTACCGAAGGCGCTCATTACACTTACGGCATTGGTGACATTGTGAAGAACAAAAATAAATCATGCCCACATTATGGATCAATGGGCGTCGTGAGTAAGATTATTGACCTTCCAGATATGATTGGCAGATTGGTGACATACAGAGTCACTAACAATGGACCTACTTACAAAGCCGGCGATGTGTTGACCAAAACCGGAGATCAATTAACTGGAGTTCAGTACGATGATTAACAAGAAATTATTAAAAGAAGAGGCTATCAGGCTTCTGACCGAAGATGGCCATACAGATGTGGCATATGCTAAGCGTAAAATGATATTGGCTATGGAAGATGCACATCAAATTCTACAAGCTTTACAGCAAATGGATGATGAGGATGATCTGCCAAGTTGGTGGATGGCAAAAATTACAATGGCATATTCATATTTGAATAAATCAAGAGATTATCTATTAACAGGAACAGGTGACGATGACTAAGTTATTCAGAATATATGAAAATATCATTACTGAGCAAACTGGATGCCCTCCGGCTACTCAGGATATAGATATCAATCTGAAGAATCGCAACAAGGCATTCAAAGATTATCTATATGGCCCTGCAGACCCTAGACCGGATCTTGCAAGAGATATAGAAGATATTGACTTTGCCAAGTTAACGGATGATGATATCATATCTACTGAAGGACTACAAGAGTCGCCTAATAGTTCTTATTGGGCCAAATTAGTAGAGATATATAATGCAGATTCCATTGATGCCATTATAAAGCAACGATGTGGTAATTGTGCAGCATTTGATGTTACTAGCACAATGAAGGATTGCATTGAAAAAGGAATTGGTGACGAAACTGATCCAGAAACAATTGTGGAGGCTGGAGAATTGGGATATTGTCAGTTTCTGAAATTCAAATGCGCCGCTGCCAGAACATGTCAATCATGGGTAAGCGGTGGACCAATAACAGATGAAAAGAAGGCAGCTGCAGATGATGAAGCTTAAGTCACTATTATTTGAACAGGAAACGCCAAAGTTTGAGCGTGTGAAGTTATCACATAAACCCGGCGAATATGCTCCTTTTGATGAAGAAACTATGAAACTTCATTACAACAAGCATTATAAAGGATATACAGATAAACTCAATGAAGCCGTTGCAGAGGAAAACATTACAGTTGTCATGGGTGATGATATGCAAGGCATCAAAGGAGTATTGAGCAGAGCATCTATGTACTCTCCAAAACTTCAGAACAATGCAGGAGGATTTTATAATCATACTTTGTTCTTTGAAGGTCTCAATCCAGATGAGAAAGGTAAATTGGCTGATTCAGAATTGGAAACAAAACTGATTGAGCAGTATGGTTCCATGGAGAAGTTCATTGAAACGTTCAAGGAAATTGCTAATTCACATTTTGGTTCTGGATGGGCTTGGTTAATTTATGACAAGTCCATGTTCAGAATCACTACAACAGATAATCAAGACAACCCATTAATGGATTACATTCCAGAATCGGGTGAAATCATAATGGCTTTGGATCTATGGGAACATTCCTATTATCTGAAGTTCAAGAATGAGCGTCCCAAATATGTGGATGCCTTTTTCAAATTGGTATGTTGGTCAATGGCGAATAAACGCTACCAGCATGCACTAACTAAATTGTCATATTAAAAAAAGGAGTTAAAAATGAGCAAGTTAGGAAAAATCAAATCAGTGTTAACATCACCATATTTTGTAATCGGAGTAGCAGGTCTAGCCGGAGCAGTTGTATTTTTCAAAGGTTTACCACTAATCGGAGGTATTGCAATTGGAGTTGCTGCTACAAAACTTTGGGGTGTGCTGGGTAGTTAATATGAACAAATCAATATACATATCAGAATCGCTCGGCTTGGAAATAGTTGAACATAATAAACCTATCATATTTCAGGAAGCTGAATACAAAGGTAGAACTGTGAAACTTAACAAAGTGAAGAGAGGCGGAGACAAAAAATTCTATGTGTATGTAAAAGATCCTAAGACCGGTAATATCAGAAAGATTCAATTCGGAGATAGTACCGGTCTTAGTATCAAAACTAAAGACCCGGATCGCAGGAAATCATTCAGAGCAAGACATAAATGCGATACTGCAAAGGATAAAACATCAGCAAGATATTGGTCATGCAGAATGTGGTCCGGGCCAGATGCCATAAAAAACATGTTGAAATAATGGATTATCATTCTAAATTGAGCAGAGCACATAAACCTGATTATTATCAGCTAGGAACAGCTGACTTCAAACCATTTGACAGATCAGAAGATGACAGTACTGTAATTGAACGCATTATTACAGAACTTACAAAGACAGATCAGATCAAACAGAAATATGGGTCTCAACTCAGACGTCTTATGAAGAAGGTCAGTGATGAGTTCATGATACATCCGACAATGGCAGCTGCGGTTGTGGCTAACATCATAGATTCAGAAGCAAGAAAATCGCCAGGAGCTGGTGCAGCCAGATTGTCATTAGGGCAGATGCTTGACGATATGGATGAAGATGTTCAACATCCAAAACAATATGATGCGCCAGAAGGCAGTAAGAGAGACAAACAACTGGATCAGACTCAGAAGGATCTGAAACGAGCAAAAGATCTGAGAAAGCAAGGAAAGGCTAAACAAGCCGATGAATTGGAACAGAGAGCATATCGCAGAAGAGAGCGTATGGAAAAGAAAGCAAGAAATGAAAACATGACCTATGGGTCATTTGCGAAATTGATTGAACAGGAACTACGCGAAGCTCTCAGCAAAAAGACCAAAGCAACTCTGAAGAAGAAAGCTGAAAAGAGAGGATTGACTCCAGGATCAGTTTATGCAGAGTATAAGAAAGGATTGGCAGCATGGGCATCTTCAGGAAGCCGTAGAGGCATGTCTCAACATCAATGGGCCATGGCCAGAGTGAATGCAGCCACACCATCCAAATCTTGGGCCATAGTAAAAAAGTCCAAGGCAAAGAAAAAATAGCACCGAATACATTTTGTTTCGATTGCTGATATTCTTATATTTATAATTGTATATAAGAAGTTAAATGTCACACGAAGAAAAAATACCATTGTCCAGTAGTTACACAGATGCTACAATTGAAGAGGTATATGATCTGATCACGAACACAGATCTTTGGCCAATGAATTGGGACAATGCAAAGAAAATGGAAATGTTTGATCTGATGATTGAACATTATCAGGGAACGGAACAATATGAAAAATGTGCAGAACTACAACGAAGACTCGATCAAATTTAATATATTAGTTAAAAGCTTGCCATCTGCAGAGCCATCATATCTTGTAGCACTGCAAGATCTAAATGGTAACAATATATCAGCTTCGATTCATATAATGTTCGACGATGCAATAAATGAAATGAAAAATTTGGAAAATAACCACAAAGGTTATATATTAGAAAAGAGAATCAATGTCAACTCTTAATGCATGCCTAAACGATCCAATAAAAAGAAATTATATTTGCTAGATGATAATCACAATTCGTTTCGTCATGTAGTGTTTTGTTTAGCAAATCTCATTCCAGATTACAATGTTATTCGAGCAGAACAAGTGGCACAGATAACACATTACAAAGGCCGAAGTTGCATAATGACCGGTACTGAATCAGAACTAATGCGTTATTACATAGCTCTGCGTAAGAAAGATTTATATGTGGAATTGATTTGATTATTTGAAAAATTTATCTTATATTAATACAATGAGAACAAACGTTATAGCAACATTACAATTGGATGGTATGCATAATTGGCCAGATGCCCAGGCACATTTTCCTGAAGTAGGTTTTCTGAGCAATATGCATCGTCATATTTGGCACATCACTGCAAAGAAGCGAGTATATCATGATGATCGTGATGTGGAGTTTATCATGTTCAAACGAGACATTGAAGAATATCTTCGTGCAAAGTATTATGATGAAAACTCCAGAACACATGAGTTTGGTGCAATGAGCTGTGAAATGTTAGCACGTGAGATATGTAAACAGTTTGGATGTACATATGTTTCAGTATTTGAGGATAACGAAAACGGAGCAGAAGTTTATGAGTAAACGAGATCTTTGGCAAGAATATATCAACTTGAATGGCGGCGATTTTGAAGCCTGGTTCAGATCATTGAATCATTCTGAGAAACAAGAATTCATACAATTGCAGGAGTCGTCAAAAGAAGGTGATGCCAATCGAAAATTGTTAAACGGATAATATGTCAGGTTTTGGATTCGGAGAAGGCCGACCTTCGATGGACATATCAGAAAGTGAAATCAGATATGCCATGGAGAACACAAAGTCAGCTGCATCTGCTGCTAGATTCCTGCGAGTGTCATATGAGACATTTCGCAAATATGCCACAATGTACAAAGATGAGGCTACAGGTAAATCACTGTTTGAATTGCATAAAAATCAACAAGGCAAAGGCATTAAAAGGACAATGCCAAAAAACAGATTCACCGGTCAATATGGTCTGAATGATATCCTGGATGGCAAACATCCTAAGTACGACAAACATAAACTCAAACATAGACTACTGAAGAGTGGCCTGTTTGAAGAAAAATGCAGTCGATGTGGTTTTGATGAGCGACGGGTAACTGATTACACAGTTCCGTTGATGTTGGATTGGATAGATGGAGATACTACCAATCATCGCAGAGAGAACTTAAGATTCTTATGTTTGAACTGTTATTATTTAGAAGTAAACAATCCGTGCGGTGGAAGAACTAAACTCACAATTTGATGAGCCAAATTACGGTGGACCATTAGATCCATTGATATTGGATATCAGTGACCTGGAACTGGACTATGGCGATATGGACACGCTGATTGAACAGGCGTTTGCAGATTTTAAATCAGATGTATATACTAAAATGGTTGCCATGATTGAAGATTATCTGAACAACAACATGGTAGAAGATATCCTATTAGCAATACTCATACATCAGGAGAGCAATGAAGATCTGGATGTCTGGATTGAATTGTCAGAATGGCCTACATGTTTACAGGAATCATTGGAATTTTATGAAGACATTGAAAATTACGAAGAATGTATCAGAGTAAAGGCGTTGCAGGATCTATATGATACAAAACACCCTAATTTAGATTAATGAATAGTTTATTGTTAGGTCTTTGCTTGGCATTGATCATATTACCGGTCAATATCACTTTGACCATGATGTCATTCAGACATGATGCCCGGGCAGTGTTTCTTTTCATAGGAGGAGCAATGTTTTTCAATTTGGTAGCAGCTGGGAGTTATGTTTTAGTAGTAGCTTCCAGAGCTAGCAACTTGAAAGAGTTTGCAATAGGGATTGGATTATCAATTGTGTCTACTATGTTATGTAAAGTAGTAATGACAGTAAGAAACTTACATACCGGCGATCAGATCAAAGAATTGAAAAAGCTGAAAGCTGATATAAAAAAACTTCGAAAAACTCTTTGATCATTGCATTTTATTTCTTATATTTAAGTATAAATTAATGTTATGAAGAAACTGTTACTATTATTTACTGCAACCCTGTTTATCAATAATGCCCAAGCACAGTATGAAGATATGCCTATTGACTTTTTAGTTGAAGCATTAATCCAAGTTGAATCAAGAGGTGACTCTACAGCAGTAGGAGATCGAGGTTGGGCTATTGGAGTATTACAAATATGGCCTATTATGGTTAGAGAAGTAAATCGTATCCTAGAAAAAGATGGTAGCGATGTTCGTTACGGGTATACTGACCGATATAGTGTAAAAAAATCAATTGAAATGTTTCATATCTGGAGAGAATACTATCATTCTGATTCAGACTGGGAGACAATAGCTCGATGCTGGAATGGAGGACCATCTGGTAGTAGTCATCATAATACTAAATGCTATTGGCATAAAGTAAAAAAAGAACTTGATTTATTAGCTTATTACCACTAAATTATTATAATGCGTTTACTATTTTTATTATTATTTGCTCCGTTAGTAGCAGTTTCCCAATCACTAACAGGTTTTGATTTCACTTGTAAGACAATGGAAATCCTAGACCCAGTAAAATATTCAGATGAATATTATGTTATAGAAGAAACAAGAGTAGTAGATCTAGAAATTTCATTTCTTGAAAATTACATTGTAATTTATGATCATGTAACGCATGTCGCTCACGAACTACGGGTACATTTCATCGAATATAATAAAGATATGAATGCTGATGTTTATTCATATATAAATGCATCATTATCAGACAATCGCATATATGTTTTCTATGATGAAGGTATGTTGAATATTTGCATAGAATATATACCAGAATGGGACCGATACAAGAATATTTATAGGTTGAGAAATTTAACTTATATAAAATTTTAATATGTACACATACAATGCAACAGTAGACAGAGTGGTAGACGGTGACACGGTCGATGCTCTAGTGGATCTAGGATTTGATACCTGGAAAAAAGTTCGTATCAGATTATATGGTTTGGACGCATGGGAATCTAGAACCAGAGATCTTGATGAGAAAAAGAAGGGATTGGCAGCTAAACAGTATCTGATTGATAAACTGGAATCAAATGATAACAAATTTGTTTTGGTTTCTCATGGTGTAGGCAAATATGGCAGATGTTTAGGCGAACTGTTTCTACAGAAAGATGGTTGGAGCATCAATGAAATGTTGATCACGGAAGGTCATGCAAAAAAATATTATGGAGGTAAACGATAAGTTAAATTTTGAAGTACTTGACAGCAAAGAGGTTTGGTGGGAAACTACTAGGCAATATGAACTTCAGTTCACAGATGGTAAGACTTTGAAATTCAGAATTGCAGAATCTCCTAAGCATTGTGACCTACTTGTATTGACAGATGATGGTTGGACTGCTTTAGATGAAGATGACATGTATCAGAAAATAATCTATGATCATTATGATGAAAATGGTGCCATAGAATAATAATATGCTCCCGTAGCTCAATTGGATAGAGCAACTGCCTTCTAAGCAGTAGGTTGTAGGATCGTGCCCTACCGGGAGTACTAAAAATATTGAAATGAAAAAAATTTTACTTGCTTTACTGTTTATACCAAGCGTTAGCTTTTCACAACTGATGTATGAAGTAGATTATCCATATCAAGCTGATATTCTGTTATACGAAGTAGATTACCATTGGGAAGCTGATATCAAATATTGGGTTACTGATTATCGATATGAAGCTGATGAAGAAAAACATCATTGGTATTGGTGTGATTATGCATATCAAGCTGATTACAAAGTATATTTCGTGGATCGAGAATATTGGGCAGACTGGAAAGTATTCAGAGTAAGGTATTCTTATTTAACAAGATAATATTATCATGGGACTAGCACAAGTAAAATTAACTAAAACTGATACGTGTCTGACATATGCTCTGAAGCGTTTAGGCTTGGAACCGACATATTGTGATCATAATTCAATTCACGAATACTTTACTCAGCTCCCATTTCCAAAGAAAGAAGTTGAATTGGAGCCTGGGACAATCATATTATGGGACAAGGATATGGAGTGGACCTGGTTACCATGGAAAATTGATAGTTCTGGTAAAATAGAATGGAAGAATGTGCAGATAGGATATCATTATGGTTTATATGAGGGTGATGGTCTTTTTTCGGACTGTACCAGATTGGTCACTCCACCACATCCTACTCTGCGAATGAGAAAACTCAATGAGGTCAAGAAGAGACCTGATTGGATATTAATTCATCAAGATACAAACATTTACATATAATGGCTAAAACAAAATACAATATTCGAGGCAGTGCCTACGGCGGAGAGTTAGTTATAGGTAAGATATCTGAATCATTCAGAAACTATTGGTATAGTCGAAGTGATTCGGAATTGGAAAATTATCTGTTCAGTGCAGATTGGGAACATGAAGGCGGTGAGAAAGGCCCTGTGATGTATGAAGGTGAGAACATGTATTGGCACGATATAGATGACATATTGCATCACTATGGATCACATGCTGATGGACCAATATTTGTAATAGACGATGAGACTGAAGATCAGATCAAGATCGATGTTGTGGAGACAGAATGGAGCAGAGAAGGCGGATATATTGTTACTGAAGAGCCAGATTGGAAAAATTTACCAACAGGCCTGACCAAAGAAGATTTTCAACCAGTACTGGCATGCATGAGTCATGAGAAAGGATGGTTGAACAACTGGGAGCTAGAGCTAGATGGAGAGTTTGATGCTAAGAAATTGACCATAGGTATTCTCGAGACTGAATTTGGTGACTTCATAGAAAAAATGTTCTATGATGGTGTGGAGCTTGAAGATACTGGATGTGATTGGTCAGATGGCAAAGGTTTCTCTGTAATGATAGGTTGGTTCATTGAAAAATGGCACGAACCATTGAAAAATATGAAGGTTGAATCGGTCTGATACATATTTATATTAAATCATATATCAGGCCTATTCTGGCCGATTCATTAACCAAAAAACATATCATCATGAAGAAGTATTATTTATCAATGTTACTACTGGCCATTGCATTTATGTTCATGCAAGGTACATTCACACAACGATATCCAGTACCAGAACTGATTCCAATTCAGATTCAAGATACAGTTTTACCATTACCTGACACACTGAAAGCAGACACACTGTATGAAGGCGGTGATCTGAGTTACATGCATTTCAAACCATTCCATGGCTATCCAGATTCGGCACAGCTTGTGCTTGTGTTGGACACAGGAGAGTACACATTCCCGGTAGGAGGAAAACTTACAAGTGGCTACGGATATCGTCGCCAGGGATGGCACGGTGCATTGGACATTGGATATAACAACAGAGACACTGCTGTGAGCATGTTCGATGGAGTGATTCGTTGGTCCAAGTATGGATACAATGGAGGTTATGGTAACCTGGTCATCATCAGACATTTTAATGGCATTGAGACATACTATGCTCACTTCAGAGAGCTGTTGGCAGAAGATGGAGACACTGTACAATGTGGCGATCCTATAGGCATCATTGGAAGTACAGGTAACTCATTAGGACCTCACCTACACTTTGAAATGAGATTCATGGGTGCTCAGTTCAATCCCAATGATGTGATAGATCTGGACGCTGACACTTTGTATTCAGATACCATCAATTTGGTACTGAATCGCAAAAGGTATTCAGTGCAGTAATCCATATTTATACGAAAAAGTAGTCATGCATAAACACGTTGGCCATCCAGGGACTTGGCAACAGTTCCTTAGGAGATCAGATAACACCAGAATTACCATTGAAGAAGCTCGTCAGAAATATCTGAAAGAGCAGTTTTACTATGACCGTTGGATGGCAACATCTCAACCTGCTCTATACGGAGCATCCGCTACCAGCAACTCTGTATTCGTAGGTCAAGGTATTGATGGCCCAATATCAGGGGCCACAGTTAAAGTATTTGATTCCAATGGTAATTTTGTTGTATCGACAACAACAAATGGTGTTGGAGCTTTCACTTTGGATTTTGTCCCAGCTGGTGATATTACAATTGAAGGAGGAACAGACACAGTGACAGGCGTTGCATTTACAGGTGTATTGAAAGCGCCAGTAGGTTCCACAGTTATATCTCCTATCACAACTGCCATCAAAGAAGTGATGGATCTTGGTAACACAGAAGCTGTAGCCACCACTGCAGTATTCGATTTGGCCAGAGAGATATATGGTATTGACATTGATTCAAGTGTACATGATCGAGTGAAAACAGAGAACTTCATCACATTGGCTGAGACAGATGCCAATTTTCTGAAAGTGACAGGATTTGCATCATTCCTGGAATCCTCAGCTGAAGTTACGGGAGAGCAAGTTAATCAACAGTTCTCTGGTGAGACATTAAAATCAGGTAAAGAAGCATTCTACAAAAGTTTAGCTGGCCAAGCTGATAATTATAAGACTCAGTTAAGACCTGGCAGTGGAGTGAATTGGGATTCATTCGGTGCTGGCAGTACATTAGGTAGAGGCATCAGACAGAACATAGTGAGATTATTAGGTTACAGCGGGAGACCAGGTAACCTGAATTACTATAATACCATTGAACCGGCTTTGCAAGTATCACTTGATCGAGTCAGAGAAGTTGTGAATGATACCGACATAGACAAAAATTATGGTGTGACAACTGTGATGACTCAGAACCGTATAGCAAAACGAGATCTTAAATCTGTGATAACTGCTTATGGTGGTAGTACTGTTCCGACACAATTAAATGCAAGTGCTAGTCGATTTGTTCAGCAAAATGAAACAGCAGAAGCAGAAAATCTGGGAACGATATTCGCAGGCCAGACTAACAGAACAGCGCCGGAAACATCTAGGTTTCCATCAACCATGAGTTACATCAGTGGTAGCACCAACTCTAAATTGAATTTCGGGAATCTGACACGTGGGGCTGAGTTCAACGGAGCTCCGAGATATACAGGAGTAGTGCAAGGAGAAAGCACTTTGGTATGGTTTGATAGTTCAAACCGGTCATGGGTGATTGATAACAATTTGACATTACCAGCAATTGCTACTGCAGATATCAAACAGGTATATCCATTATCAGGCCAGGATTTTA